CTGCCGAGCTAGTAGTGTAGCCTGATCCGTAGGAAGTAAAATTTAGGGATTTTATTGTGCCGTTGGAGTAAGTTGATACGTTAGCAAGTGCTCCAGAGCCTCCAGTAAACGTGACTGTTTGAGAGTTTGAGTACCCGGTACCACCGCTGTTAATTACAATATTATTAATAGCGTTACTTGATTCACTACCATTAATTCTATATTTGTAAAATACTTTTTCTGAGCCATCGAAGTGATAATCCCAGAAGTATTTAAGAGCTTCATCAACCCTATCATCAACTTGATCATCATCAACGTTGATTTCAATAACTGGTTTGCCCAGTTTTCTAAGGCAATATTCTTTGAATTCTGCGCGAGAGGAAGGAACGCCCATATTAACTCCTATAGTTAGAAGTATTTATACGGCTTAATTATTAAAAACTGAGCATTACGGTGTTGCTAGAAGTATTAGTTATTTTAGCTGCTCTATAATATCCTCCGGAAGAATCACCATCGTAATGAACAGTATTAGCCAGTAAATCATATACATTATTAGCTGTAGTATTACTTAACATGTTATTTGATGCAGAGGATATGTATCCGATGCCTGAGCATGCATCACCAAAGTTAAATGAATTGCCGCTAGTATAAAGAGCTAGTGCACTTTGTGCGTAAACAATTTTATTGTTTCCGTAAATACCAGGTATCTGATATTGAATGTTAGCCGCGCTAGAAGAATTAGAATATCCGTTAGCTGGCAATACAAGGTTAACCATTTTAGGGGCTCTACCATCGGCAGTATTAGCTTCTTCTATGGTGCCTGTTATGTACATCTTATCATCTTTAAGATCCAGCCCACCGATTACGAATGATGTAAAGGAGCTATTTTGAGAAAGAGCTCTTTGATAATCTATTGCTCCATTGGATGCATGCAATCTAAAAATGTAACCTTTTGCGCTGCCGCTTAGACCTGCTGTACCTGTTTCGGTAGCAGCTACGTAAAGATAATTATCTTTATACTTTATAGTACTTGGCACCCATCTTCTGCTAGCATCTGTATTAGCAAACGCTGAATTCCAAGAGTATGTTCCGCCGTTATTTAAACTACTATTAGCCCATGTCGTAATGTTCAAATATTGGCCATTACTTGAGTGCCCTAATGCTGAAATAGCTCCATTCGAATGAATGTCACTATTAACAAATACAGCAGGACTTATTGCAGAAGAAAATCTTCTAGCAATAAGCCCGGAAGAATCATTAACGTTAATTGTATTAGAAACTGCAATTGCAGCAAAAGTATAATTACCACCGGTTAAAACAATATTGTTTGTGTTTGGTATAAGCTTAATATGCACCGGCAAATGAGCACTTAAACCTACATCAGCAATCACGCTACCTGAGGTAGAATTAATTGTAAGAAGATGCGGATCATAAGAATTATAGTTATTTAAATTAAAATTTGAGTTTTTTAATGGAGTATTTCTATACATTAAAACAAATAGATCGCCATTTTTATTAAACTCCATGGATGCAGCAACTGGGAAAGAATTACTATAATTATTTCTTAATCTATTAATCCACTGGCGTTGACCGGAAAAGTTATATTTTGTAATAAACAATGAACTATTAGACCCAGTCTCACTTTGAGTATTAAAAGCAAAGTAAACGTTGTCTTGATTATCTACTACAGATGTTTTGGTAGTTAAATAATATTCAGGGTTCTGAGAGGAAAAATATTGACTCATACTGTCAATGCCGTAGAAGGTAGAAGATATACCCATACCATCATTGTAATTAATAATATTTGAAACGGACCAGTTTACGTTACCGTATTTGTTATGTGCTACAATAGTTGCAAAATGGCCTATTGGACCAAAAGTGCATCCGGAAGCTATAAGAGATGTACTTATGACTAAGTTATTACCGGCTTGAATCCCTGAGCCGTGAGCCATACCATAAGTATCTAATCCAACATTTAAAGTATTTCCTGCGTACGTTCCAGCAAACGTTACAGGTAATAAAATAGTAACACTGAATACTCTATCAGCATCCTGTTCTTCATCATCAGTAGCTCTAACGGTAAAGTTATATGTTGTATCAGCATTAGGATTTAATGTGCCTGTTAGAAGACCGTTTGCTGCAAGAGTCAATCCTGATGGAAGTGCACCAACATTGCTGTAGGAAATGCTATCGGACCCTTCCGATGCCGCAAGACTTATATCAACACTGAACGGAGCAACACCACCTGTAAGTGTAGCACCAGTAGACCATACAGGGGTATTGGAAGTAGCTAATGCGTTTAATCCAATCGCAAGACCTCCATCTGGGTTCGTAGCATACACCGAATATGAACCTGATGTTAGAGCTGGTACCTGTACTCTTAATTGAGTAGAGTTTACTCTTGTAACAGATGTAGCTACGGTATTACCTAATAGAACGTTAACACCGGATAAAAATCCAGCTCCGTTTATTAAAATATAGCCTCCGATAGTATCAAGCGCTGCATCATCTAAAACACTCCAAGAGGAGTTTGCAATTTGAACGTTTGATATTCTTGGAGCTAGTGCTGATACTGAACCAAGATATGTATTCTCTGGTAATACAAATGCGGTACTATTAGAAGAGAGAGTTGAGTCTCCTATTACAATAGAGTTACCAGAAAGATATAAATCATTAAATCTATTATCACTAGATCCTAAATCATAAGCTACGTTGGCATTAGGTAGAATGCTACCACCAACGGTAATTGTATTTGATGTTTTATTAAAGGTTAGTGCTGCCGAACTGTTAGCTGATCCACTATCATTAAATAAAACCTGAGTATTTGATCCTCCGGTAGGCCCTGTTTCACCCTTATCACCTTTTGATCCTGTATCGCCCTTGGCACCAGTGGCACCAGTGGCGCCAGTAGGACCTGTGGCCCCGGCTGTTCCTGCAGCACCAGTTTCTCCTTGTGGTCCCTGTGGTCCTGGTGTTCCACCAGCTGGTGTTCCACCACTCAAAACACTAGCGCCGGCACTGTCAACGATGCCGCCGCCCACAGGCAACTGTAAATTACCATTGGCTAAAAAATGAAAGTTCTTTCCCGATTCATTGGGATTGATGGTCAACCCATTTGCAGCGGCGGCATTTTTGATAATAATGATGGGATCACCGTTGTTGTTGCTGCCATAGGTTCTTTCTGCGATAATGTCGTTTATTTGAACACTGGTGCCGGTCGAATTGATAGTGGCACCGCCTAATTTGATTGAATTGCCGCTGAGATAAAGATCGCGGAACACGCTGGTCGCCGAACCTAGATCATAAGTGTTGTTGGCTGTAGGTAGAATGCTACCACCAACGGTAATTGTATTTGATGTTTTATTAAATGAGAGCGCAGCTGAACCATTAGCGTTTCCGTTGTCATTAAATAATATTTGAGTATTAGATCCTCCGGTAGCACTTGGGTCACCTTTGGCTCCTGTATCGCCCTTGGCACCAGTAGCACCAGTATCACCTTTTGATCCGGTGTCTCCTTTTGTGCCCTTATCTCCTATAAAAGAAGAAGCAAGAATATTACTTAATAGTTGTGACATATTATTCTAGTTAGTTAGACTGGGAGCTCTCGAATCATAATCTTTACTCCATTAGCTGGAGCTGTTGTAAATGTTAATGTTGTACCGGCAACAGTATAATCAACTTCTGGCTCCTGCATCACCCCGTTTTCAGTTACTAGTACAGATACATTAGACATACCTGTTGTAACAGTGTACGCTGTTGCTGATCCATTGCCAGTGTATGTTCTATTTAGGTATGTAAACGAAGTTGTATCACCCTTACTGCCTTTAGTTCCTTTATCGCCAGTTATACCTTTATCACCTTTAGCCCCACCCTCAACAACCATAACATCAATAAGATCGTTATTAGCTGGTGCTGAGTCAAATGTAATAGTATTACCAGAAACTGTATATGAAGATTTAAGTTGTAAAATACCTTGAATATTTACAATTGTATATTCTTCACTTGGAGGAGTTGATGAGAGAGTAAATGAAGTGGCCGATCCGTTACCGGTAAATGTGCTAAGCGTTACGCCAAAAAACCCATCATCTCCTTTTTGTCCTTTAGCGCCTCCAACTAATGTAGTTACATCAATAACATCATTGTTAGCAGGAGCAGAAGAAAATACAACATTGCTTCCGGATATTGTATAAGATGTTTTAAGCTGTGATATACCTTGAATATTAATTATTGTATGATTTTCATCTACAGGCGCTGTTGATAAAGTAAATACTGTTTGTGATCCATTACCAGTAAATGTATCAAATGTAACATCAAATGTTCCGGCAGATCCTGTATCCCCTTTATCACCCTTTGCTGATGCAGTACCAGGCTCTCCTTTATCACCTTTATCACCATTTACACCTATAACCCCATCAATACCTTTATCACCTTTTGTTCCAGTATCGCCTTTCTCACCTTTAGCAGATGCAGTACCAGGCTCTCCCTTTACTCCGATATCACCTTTTTCACCTTTATTACCCTGAGCTTCAACATCACCTTTATCGCCCTTAGCGCCTGTTAATCCAGTATCGCCTTTATCACCGGTATTACCTTTGGCGCCAGTATCACCTTTATCACCAGTAGCACCTGTATCACCTTTATCACCAGTTACTCCGGTCTCGCCTTTATCACCTTTATCACCATTTGTACCGGTATCACCTTTAGATCCTGTATCGCCTTTATCGCCAGTAATTCCAGTATCGCCTTTCTCACCCTTGTCACCAGTAGTACCCGTGCTGCCATCATTACCTTTGTCACCTTTATTACCAGCGGTTCCGGTATCGCCTTTCTCACCTTTAGCAGATGCAGTACCAGGCTCTCCCTTTACTCCGATATCGCCCTTGTCACCTTTTGATCCTGCGGTACCGGCAGACCCTGTATCCCCTTTATCTCCTTTAGCACCTGTTGATCCAACATCGCCTTTATCACCTGTGCTGCCGGTATTACCTTTATCTCCTGTTGCGCCGGTATCTCCTTTATCACCCTTAGATCCAGAAGTTCCTGTATTGCCAACGTTGCCTTTGTCTCCCTTTTCTCCAACATCACCTTTTGTTCCATTATCTCCTTTTTGGCCTGTATCCCCTTTGACACCTTTATCGCCAATATCTCCAGTTCTAGCAAATGTAATTACAGTAACTGTATTGTTACTAAATCCAGTATTACCAGAAAGGTAGCTAACCGGAACTTCAAAATAATGAGTATAATGACTATGTGATCCTACAATACTAAAAATTGCAAAATTATTATTGTTAGAGGAATCCGTAACAGAGAAATGACCTTTTATTGCTGATGTTGAATCGTCAATTGTCTGTAGAAAAGAATATATGTTAGCAGAGGAGCCGTCCTGCTGATCAATATAAAGTTTTGTGGCAGAGTTTAAAGCAGTATTATCAAATCTAAAATATCCATCACCGGGCTCGGTATTGGACGTTAAATTAGTATAAGTGAAATCGAAAGATTGTCCTCCAAAAGAGCCTGCATCTCCTTTCGCTCCAACGTCACCTTTATCACCTTTGGATCCTGCTGTACCTTCGTCTCCTTTATCTCCTTTAGAGCCGGAAGATCCTGTAGCACCTGTATCGCCTTTATTGCCGGTTAAACCAGTTAATCCAGTATCACCTTTATCTCCTTTTGAACCACTGTCACCTTTATCTCCTTTTGATCCAGTATCACCTTTGGCCCCTGTATCACCTTTTTGCCCAGTGTCACCTTTATCACCTTTGGAGCCTGCAGAGCCTGTTGTTCCTGTGTCTCCTTTTGAGCCTGTATCTCCTTTGTCACCCTTATCTCCTTTTGACCCTGTAGGTCCTACATCAGAAATATTAATAGTTCCTTGCATAGAACCATGAAATTGACAGATGTAGTAAAGTGTGCTAGGTGCATCAAAAGGTACACTGAAGATAATTGTGCCAGAGGCAGTACCGTTATTGGTTACTCCACTGTTATATTGATTGCCTGTACCAGTAGTTGCACTTGTTTTAATCCAAAAAGGATGACCTGAAGCATTTAAACTAAATGAATATGTAAATCCACGAAGTAAGTTTAATGTTGGGTTATTAGATCCATCAATAGTATAGGCGCTTGCACCGCTATTAGTTACACTAAAAGCCCTTGAGCCAGTATCACCTTTTGCCCCTGTATCGCCTTTATCGCCTTTTGATCCTGTAGTGCCGGTATCACCCTTATCACCTTTAGACCCTGTTGCACCAGTGTCTCCTTTAGCGCCAGTGGAGCCTATCTCGCCTTTGTCACCTTTAGAGCCAGTATCTCCTTTATCTCCAGTTACACCAGTTTCACCTTTTTCACCTTTTGATCCTGTATCACCTTTATCTCCGGTATTACCTTTTGAACCAGTATCACCTTTATCGCCTTTGTCACCGGTTGTACCAGTATCACCTTTATCGCCGGTATCTCCTTTGGTACCAGCATTAGAAGTAACAAGCCATGTGGAGCCATTGTATGTTAATTCTATAACAATGTTACCAATATCAACAATCAGATCATCGGCCGTACCTTCAATAGTATTACCGTTTCTTGCGATAGTAAGATTATTTGTTGTCCAGTTACCGCCATCGTTAATGCGGACCCAGTCTCCAGAGGAAGGAGACGCTGGAAGTGTTACTGTGAATGAGCCGGATGTAGTATCGGCTAGGAGAGTGCTGCGAGCTGTAGCGGTATGATTAGATGTGATGTACGTGTAAGCATCGAGAGTGCCGGTATTTCCTTTATCGCCTTTATCTCCTTGATCACCTTGAATACCCTTATCGCCAGTAAGACCAATATCACCCTTGTCTCCTTTTGTGCCGGAGACAACGATAACTGTATTATCTGATCGTTTAGTAAAAAGTAGTCCGTCTGATAGGTTTACGGCTAGTTCGCCGACCTGCAGGTCTTCACCTTTCGGTAGCTTACCTGAAACGGAGGATCTCTTAAGCTGAAAAGCAGTATTCGCCATGTGGCATCATCCATCTAACAATTTTGTTAGTAATTAATATCGTTTCTATGTCGTGAAGTCCAAATAACAAGATTGTATTTGGTGCCGGTATGTACCGTTCTACCTTCGTGTCCATGGGTAACTTGCCCAGGCCATAGAATCATTTTTCCTACTGAAGTATTTATATTTGATAAATTCTGCCTGTAAAAATAAGTTTCACCACCTGTGTATCCATCGTTTAATTTGACCATCCCGGAAACTAAAGAGGCATCGTGATGGCATTTTAAATTAGATTGAGTTTTTTGATCGTACTTAATAATAAAAGCATCTCTCAAACCATACATCATTAATGGCCACCAGTGTTTTTCTATCACAGGATTAATAGTATTCTTAAAGTGTTCTTCTAAATCATTCCAGAAGTCCATAGAAAATTCTCTAATCCTTATTTCTTGACCTGGAAATTTATCACCGTACATAGATTCCCATTTGCCATTTTGTTCTGCTAGATCTATAAGCTTTTGACAATTTTCTGGCGTCATAAAATCCATTTCAATAATATCTGAACCGGGAGAAATTTCATTGAATTCAGTTGTATGAATCATTTCAACTGAAGTCTTTCTAGTGATAAAAATATTATTGTTTAAAATATCATTCACTAAACTATCAAATTTTGCTTTTGTGCTGCTGCCTCCGTTCCCGTGAAGAATACATGGGCAGCATCTTGTGGCATTGTTTAGTATCTGTTTATTCTTTTTAATAGATAATTCTTTTTCAGCTCCAGCCAGACATTGAAAAATATAATTTTCATGATCTAATGCTATTTTAACTTGGCTTTCAGTTGAAAGAATTTTTTGCTTTAAATATTGTTTTTGTAAAAACAACTGATCGTCTTCACTATCTGAAATAGTTTGGTCAAGTAATTTCTTTAATGCATGAACGTATCCGATATAAACACCACTGTTTAAATAATTATACTCAGTGTTGCTTTTTGGAAAGAAAGATTCTAATTCATTAGAGGGCCAGCAATTTTTTTCTGCTGCAAAAAGTACATCAACATTAAATCCTTTAAATCTTTCAAGTATAGTATTCCTATCATCATTAATAAAGACATCATATCCATCAACAAATAAAATTATATCGTTATCAGACAGGAATTTAATATAATTTTTTACCAGGTTTAATTTCATTCCTCCGCCGGGCTTACTCATGTCACCACCGGTCCACATTTTATTTTGTCCTAAATTAACAAATTGATTTCCAATTTCATTAACAGACTTGTTTAGGTATCCTAGTTTTGTAATATCAGTTGCAACAGTAAGTAGGTGCAAGTTTTCAATTGTGTTCATTAAAATACCTCTTTCAATATCAGAACCAAGCTCACTGCGTGGTTTTTGTTTAAATACTTTATTCTTATAAGCTATTGGTGATAAGCTAAAATGCTCGGTAAAAATGCGTTGTAAACTATTAAAATTATTAATTACATTTTTATTTTTTGATAGGCAGTATTCATTATAATCAACAAGAAACAAGCTAGGAAAAAATTCATCTACAGGTATTAAATTATTTTTATAGTTAGATAGTTCTACTATTTTTCTAGCTGTTGCTGGTGAAATAGCATATGCGCTATTCCAGTAAGGGTAGTATGGCTTAAAAAAGTTTTTATCAATATACTGAGTTTTTTCTTCTACCATTTCTCTATGATCAAGATACACTACATCATATGTCTGAAGCAAATTTTCTATTTCATTTAAATCTAATTTATTAATTTTTTCAGCATCATCTTCTAAAATTAAAACCGGGCAGTCATATTCGATACATTTTTCCCATGCCCGGTAATGGGAGATCATTGCAGCAATATCTGTGTTAGTATGGTTGCGACCTAAAAGTGGGTCAGTCCATTGGCTATAGGGTGTAAACCCGAGAGATTTAAAATCATTAAGTCCTAGATTATATCCATTAAGAGCATCAATTCTCTCCCACTCTAAACCTGAAAGCTGTTGATTCATAAAAGAAAGCCTATCAGGTCTGGATGATAAATTAATCACCAGTATTTTCGTCATGCTTCACATTCTCTTTTTTATTGGATTTTGATGATAGAGATTCTACCTGGGAGGAAAGATCAGCTACCTTTTTTTCTAAGATAGTGATCTTTGCCTCTGCTAGTAGATTTTTTGAAACTAACTCTTCTATTAGTTTTCTTTGCTTATCAATAAAAGCATTAATAAATTCAGTTTCCATTACAATCCTTAAAACTCAATTATAATATCAGAACGTGCCTCCGTCAAGCATTGCGAATGTAGGAACGCCTGAGCCATTAATCTGTAATACGTGCCCTTGTGTTGAGCTTGAAACAGATTTCAATGCTCCGGCTGTATTGCCTAATAGAACAGCATTGTTAGTAAATGTTGCTTGACCTGTACCGCCATTTGGAACTGTTAGCGCGGTGCTTAAACTTAATGAGTTAGCTGTTATATTAACTGCAGAGGAAGAGTTTGCAGTAATTGTAACACCTGAGCTATTAGATATAAATGCACCTGACTCTAAGAATGCATTTAACGTAGCAACAGTGTAGGTGTTATTTGATGTGTCAACTGTGGTAGTTGGCGATGGCTCTAAATTAGTAAATAATTTAAATTTGCCGTCAGTAGCATCACGGAATAAACCGGCGTGTTCGTGATTGCCACCACCTACGTTAAACGAGCCAAAGAAACCAATGTCGATAGCATCACTTACAGTATTATTAGATGCAAGTTGAATTAACGGGTCAACGATTGATAATGTTGAAACGTTAATTGTTACTAAAGAACCAGTGACTGTAAGGTTTCCACTAATGCTTACATCGTTATGGAACGTGCCATACATCCCGATAATATTATTACCGTATACATTAGCCCATTGCTGAGTTGCACTACCTAAGTCGTATGTGGTATTACTGAATGGAACAACACTAGTATTAACAGCTCCAAGAATTGAAATTGCATCTGTATGGTTTGAACCTAGTCTTACATCATTATCTGCTCTTAAATCGCCAGTTATTTGAGCATTACCGGTAACATATACGTTAGAAGTAGATACTGTGTTGACAGTTATAAACGAGGATGTAATCGTCGTGTTAACTGAAGAGTTGCCTAAAGTAATTGTCGACGTATTAATCTGTAGGTTCGAACCAACGTGAATATGAGATCCGACGTTAGCTGATCCGGTGATATTAACGTTGCCGGTGGCAGTTATTCCTACCCCAGTAATTACAGTATTGTTTGTTGCATCACCAACGTGTAAACGCGTACCGTTTAAATTAACGTTAGCAGAATAAATTTGTGCGTTAACTGTAGAATTTCCAATTGAAATTCCTGCTGTATTAACAACAACGTTTGCACCTACAGCTATTGTATCTGAAACATTAGCCCAGCCTACAATCGTTGTGTTACCGAGTCTTGCAGTGCCTTCTACATTTAAAATACCATCTGTATCAATACTAACAGCGTTAATGGTTGTATTAACCGTGCTGTTACCGACAGAGATATGAGTAGTATTAACGCTGAGGTTAGAACCTAAAATCAACTCACCAGTAATGGTTGCTGATCCATTAATTGTTGTATTGCCAGCTGAGAATACCCCGTCAATTGCTACCGCTGTAGAATTGATAAATGTGTTAACAGTGCTGTTACCAACATGGAAAGATGATCCATTTATTCCAACGGTACCAACAGTAATAGATGATGTTACTGTTACAGCATCAGGCAGTCCAACTGTTATGTCTTGTCCATCAAATGTAACTTCTACTTCATTTGCAGTTCCAGAAATTGAATGATTTTCCCACTGGCCACTAATTGCATCGTATACTAATATTTGATTATTGCCAGCAGAGGTTATTGTTACATCAGAAAGACCGCCGAGTGTAGAAGAGCCGGCCTGTGTATCAATATAGGTTTTAACAGCCCAGGCAGTTGCTAATGTATTATTTGAAACGCTTGCTAGAGAGCTATCCGTTACAATAGAGGTTACGTTTGTTGATGTTCCTACAGGTCCAAGTATTAACTTGGCTGTTTGAATATTGTCAATCCAGGCTGAGGTATTAGAGACTAACGCTTGATTAGCAGTTAAGACTCCGGGAAATCTTTCCCCGGCAATAGCTATAACGTTAGCAGTATTAGACCCTTCCGGACTTCCAACAAATAGAACTTGTCCGTTACTGGTATATGCTAATTCTCCGGGTTGTAGATTTGCAGGTACTGATGTTGTGGTACTGCGTTTAATTTGGAGTATGGTCTCTGACATTTAAAAGGTTCCCCCGTCCAAGGACGTTAAGTCTAAGTCTGCTGTTGTAAGTTTCTTTACTATATATTTATCAACTGTAGCATCGTAAACTAACGTCTGGCCAGATTCTGGCGCCGTTTCCACAACGTCTGTCAATTCATTAAGTGTACTTATTGTTTTAAATTGCGATTTTAACGTTACTGGCTGCGCAGGGGTAGTAGTAATTTTTGTGTTAGCAAGATTTAACCTTACGTTTAACGAAAGAGCTGACTGATTAATTGGCATTGTTCTATCTCGTTACCTGCGGAGTTACAGTAATAATACCTTCTAACAACCTTGTTATTAATCCATTAGTATCTGTTAATTCTACATCATAAACATATCTACCAGGAGTTAACGCATCAGTTGTATTAGCGGATAATGCTAGGTTTAATTCACCGAGCGCTAAATTAGCATTAAACTGAATATAATTAGATGATGTATAATGCTTTCTCAACTGACCGGCAACAGTGAACCCGGTTAAATCAATAGGGTTACCGTCATCATCATTTAGGTTAATCGACGTTTCAAACGTGGTACCTTGATCTATTAAAAAGTTTACTTTAGTAGCCATAGCCGCTTAAATATTATTATTAGTATTTATAATATTAAAAAAAACTATCTCCACTTAGGCCCTTCAATCCAGGACACTAAAGAATATCTTGTACCTTTAGTTATTTCTGTTACTCTATGTTCAAATATAGATGGAAAAACTAGCACTGAACCTTTAGGTAAAAAATTGTTTCTGTCTAAAGTTGAACCATCGGGCACTTTAAATTCAAATTCACCACCTTCGTAATCTGATGGCTCGGACAACTGTAAAACAAAAGACAGTTTTCTATCTGTCATTATATTTGTCTTATACTGAGTATCACTATGCCATCCAAATCGGCCTTTTTCTTCAGTTTTATAGATGCTAAACTGCATTTCAAAAACGCCATGAGAGATATCAAAATCAAAAAATTCTCTGTTTGCTTCAGTTGCGTACATAGTAATAAGATCAGCAATGTCTTTATCTATTTTACGATCAAACCATCCTATAGTAGTTGACCTGTTATCAGAAGTTCTAGCATTATCATCATATCCAACAATAGCTTTTTGATGGTTTAACGCCAGTCCTCTTTCTATAATTCTATTACAAGCCAACTCACTAACAACACCGGTCCATACTGCCCAAAAACTTCTCATAATAACCTTTCACTTATTTTCTAAATCACTAACCCTTTTATCAATTTCTTTTATAGACTGAATGAGAAGAGGAATCAATCTCTCGTATTTAATAGTAAGATAGTTTTCTCCGGATTTGCTTATTCCGTTTTCATCTAAATCAAATGGTGCTAGTCTAACAGCTTCAGGGCATATTTTTTGTACTTCTTGAGCTATTAGTCCAAGTTGTCTTCTGTAGTCGTTATAACCAAACTTTTCTGCTAATTCGTTCTGGGAGTAATAAACTCCGGTTAGCATTAATAATTTTTTTGTGGCATCTTTTATTTCTTCAATATTCTTTTTAAGTCTTAAGTCTGAATAGAATGCTGTAATATCACCAGCTGCTAATATTTCTCCTGCATTGATTGAAACTGCACCTGTATTAACTCTTAAAGATCTAATATTTAAATCACTAGATGAGTCAATTACAGTACCGGCCGGGCCGGGTTGCCCTTGAGCACCGTTATTACCTTTATCACCGCCAGATCCCTGAGGACCTGCAGGACCTGGTCCGCCTTGTGCACCTTTATCTCCCTTATCTCCCTTAGAACCTTGAGGGCCGACATCTCCCTTAAGACCTTGAGCGCCCAAATTCCCTTGAGGCCCTGCAACACCTGGACCACCTGGACCTCCTGGTTCACCTTTAGCACCTGTATCGCCTTTATTACCTTGAGGCCCTCCGGGACCTAAATCGCCTTGTGCTCCTGGACCCCCAATGCCTTGAGCACCTGTATCGCCTTTATTACCTTTTTCTCCTGAAGAACCCTTATCACCTTTTATACCTGCCACTGTAAAAGTAGATCCGTCAGAATTAGTAAATAGTAAAGAGTTGGTGCCGCTATCAAAATTACCCGAGCTTACCCTTTCACCTTTCTGACCTTTTTCACCCTTTTCACCTTTATCACCTTTATCTCCTGAACGAAGAAAGCTTAAAAATAAAACATCATCATTAGTAAACAATGTGCTACCAGAAACATGTGTTACTGAAAACTGACGATACCCTGTCTGGGTAGTTATTGAATTAAGTTCATATACAATAAATCGATCTTGATTAACAGAGCTTCTAAAAAGTAAAAATCCTTTTACTGTATTGTTGCTGTCATCTAAAGAATCAATATATGCAGAAACATCAGTTCCTCCAAGCTCAGTATTATCAATAGAAATTTGAGTAACTAGAGAGGGGGTGCCGTTATTAAATCTTAATAGTCCGGATCCTGGATCAACATTGGTTGAGTTAAGGGTGCTAAACTGATAAGTTAAATCAGAGTAAGATTTTAATGGGTAGTAATTAGTTCCATTATTTGTAAATTGCCATGTGTCAAGAGTCTCATTCCATCTTATTTCTACATTAGCGCTTGCACCTCTGTTGACAGTTAATCTTGCATCTGTAGATGGAGCTCCCTGAGCACCTGAAACAAAAACTACCTGTCCGGTACCAAGTTCAACTAATTGGGAGTCGTTAAAGGTTGTTTGACCATTAACTACTAGATCGCCTTGAATAGTTACATTATTACCAAAAGAAGCTGTATTAGTTACAGATAGTTCTTTTCCTATAACGGCATCTAGATTAACATCTAATCCGTACTCTACTCTGAAATATTGGGTATTAGCTGGCATTGTTAACCTTTATTATACAAAAGACACTCTATGAATCTTAAACTGTGCGCTTGAAGTGGCAGAGTTAGCATACAATCTAACGTGAGTTGCGGTCGCATTTATAGAAAATGTTGCAAACTGAGTATTCGAATAAATTGTACCGTATTCTGTCATGTGTGCGTTAGAGAACCCATATACTACTGACAGCTCTGTCATTGCTTTATTATTAGAATTATTTTGATCTGTTACACTAACGGTGTACTTTGCACCGACAAAGTCAGCAATAGCAAAGCTATCAACAAGATTTTGTGTTACTGTATCTGGAAACGCCAAGGTAATCGTCTTAGCTAAAATTTGAGACTTCGATACAAACGTAAGAGAGCTATTTACTATGGCGTTGCCGCTTACTGTGAGATTTGAATTAACTACTAGATCACTTGAAAGAGTAATATCAAGTGAAGCAGCATTTACTACTATATCAGACACATTAACAATCAAGTCTTGAGTGCCAGATCCAATATTAGTATTGGATGTTATATTAAGAGTATTAGCTATAATATTAGCTGTATACCCTGATACAATAACATTTGATGAAATTGACGAATTTGATATACCGATAGTAAGAGTGGATATGTTAGCTGTGTTACCGGCTGTTCCCCCTCTTAGTAATGGGGTGCTAAAAACATTTGCTGTAAGAATTCCAATAACGTTACCATTTCCAGAAGTGTTAGCTCCTCCTGAAGTGTCGTCACAAGTAACAATCTCGTATGTTAAAGCATCGAGAAGTACATTTGTTTTACCAACCCATCCAGCAAATGTGTCTGTTGCAATAGCAACATTAGCAACTGTTTTAGCCATTTTTATCTTTTACTAAAAGTTTAACAAGTTCCTTTAATTGCTCAATATCAGAAGTAAGTTTTTTTATTTCTTCTTCTTGCTTGGCAATTTGATTTCTATTATTTCTCTGAAGCTTATATTGTTTGTAAGCATTTACGTTAGTATTTATTAGAGCAAAATTACTTTGATCTCTACTAAAGTCAGGGTTTTGAGTCTTTATTAATTTCATACTGAAATCGCTATAGCTCTTACATCATCAACGGATGGAACCAAATAGTTGCCTGTCGCTTTAAGAACAATTTTAATTGCCATAAACTTATAGGTGTCGTGTGCGGCTCTGCTGCTATCAAAATATCTTACAACATTTCCATTTTGATTATTTTTATAAGCTTCTTTTGGTTTAGTTACTTTTTCTATAGAGTAGCCGGGACCAATTTTAGAAGCAGATGGTGCAAAAGCGAGAACCAATGTATCATTATCCGTGATTGATGCGATAGGAATAATTTCAAAATCTGTTTCAGTGTTAGAGTAAACAATTTTTATTAAATCGCTCGTGGTAAAGTCTGTAGTAAACGTAGTACCAAATCCTTCAAGCGTTGTTGAAGCCGCAGTAGTAACTTTACCGCTTATACCTGTTGTTGTTGGGGTTCTTCTAAATGTAAACTCATACTCTCTTAAATCATTTTCATTTACAGAAGAGCTGTAAAGAGTAGAAGAAGTTATCATCTGCAACATTGACCAGTCTTTATCATCAAATGACTCACTATCTCCGGAGTTTAATATCTTAGCATAAACCTCAATATCAGTTCCGCTAGGTCTGTAAGCTTTTAAAAATACTTTGATATCTTCTGCGTCTTGATCTTCTGCTAATTCAAGTCTCTTAGAAATATACTTTGAGCTTGCGCTTCCGTAGCGAGTGTTTTCATTTGTAGAATCATTATTAATATTATATTTTTGAATAGCTATACTAATAGGATTAACGTCAAGTACTGGAGAAATATCTGCTTTATCAGTATCAAAATTAATAGTAGCTTTAAATGACTTAGTAATACCAACTCCAGAAATTTCATTACTCTTACTTTTAATAAGAGCTGTATCGTTAAATCTTAATGTGTTTTTACCGCCAAAGACATAAGATGCAGAGTCTGTACCTCCAGCTGTTTTTGCTAATTCTGCACTTAAACTAACCGTTGTGCTTGGTAGCTGTAATATGTTTATTAAAGGTGTATATCCTGTAGCGGTAAGATTATTAATACTTGTTACTTTAGCAACTGCATCAGATCTGTCGCCGATCAAATAAGCAAAATACGTAGCGGTATTAGGAGCAACTTTAAATGTACTATTAGTTGAATTGCTGTCGGATAAATAAATTGTATTTTTGCTTGGACTATAATAATTGACAACACCGTGTACGGCTTTTTGAATACTTGCTCCAGCTGTTGTGTTTGCAACATATGCGGGCGGTCTATTAACTGTAATAGAAGTTGAGTTAGCACTTATTATTCTAAAAATATCAAATTTTTCATCTACAGAATAATGGTTGCTATCTGTAATAGTTGCATTAAATGCTGAGTCAACGGTTAGGCTTGTATCACTAGCAACTGCAGTTACCAATCTTATTTCTGTACCAATATTAATATAATCACCAACAGCGTACTTTGTTGTAAATCCGGTTGATGTTGAGCCGGCATTACTTACTGTAGTGCTAACAGCTTTAACGTTAGCAGTTCCTACTTGCTTGTTAGTGCCATATACAACTAAAACATAATCATTAGCTGCCAGGGTAGATGTAAGACTTGTAGAAGTGTTTATAACGTAGCTAGTTGTATTTGTAGTAAGGTTAACATTAAGGTAGGATGTGCCGAGCTGGGCTACATCTTCACCGTCAACAAAAGATCCGCTTACATCACTTATTGTTAAAAATTCCATATCCCCGTTAGTTAATTCAACGGTACCTGTGGTTGGATTAAATTCAGCATATCTTACTGTAAATTTTAAGTCTTCATTTTGAACTGCGGTAAATGCTCTTCCGCTTGTTGAGAAGAACAGTGTTCCAAGTCCCCAGGTTAAATTAGTAATGAGGTTAGTATTAGTAACATCGGGAACACCAGCAATTGCAGTCCACACTCTATACTCTGGTGAGTTGCTATCTGGTGTAAGTGTAATTGCATATTCTCTGCCAGTCTTTAAAGTAACAAGCGCTGGAAAAGTAAATGTTGTAGCAGAGGAAGCAGTGGCGCTAGTACTTACCTCAGCAGAAGTTTTATATACACTTGAGAAAGGTAAAACCTGATTAGTTGGATATCCTCCTTCATCAACCTCTCTAATTTCTAAAGTGACTCCTTTTGTAGAATCTTTTTGCTTGAAAAATACATCTATAGAAGAAATCATAACAAATTGAGATCTACCTGCTTGCTTTTGTACTAAAAATGTCTGAGCGAGAGGGTCCCTGGGAGGTATAAATTCAAACTCTGTCCATTCCCTATTAGTTGTAACAGATCTTGTTTGTGTAAATGTATCGGTATCAAAAGAAGATTCTGAAAGATCAAATGATTTTGTTCCAATAGTAATATTGGTAGCTTCTCCTGACATTGTAAAAGAAGCAAACTTACCTGTAGCTTTAGAAGTTGCTGATTGTTCAGAATCTAAAGTACTGACGTCTACAACTAAAAATTCTTTTTCGCCTGTGGTAAATGTATCAGCGGGCATCCATACAACAATACCTAAGTTACCTTTATCATCGGCAAAAAGTCCAGGTGAAGAGCCCTTATTGTATCTTGGAACAAAATCATTAATTGTGGCGTTACTAAACGTATTTAAAGTAGCCGATACAGCTTCATTCGTTAAATCAACACCGTCAAAAAATAGATAGTGCTGGGCGCCCGGTCTTAAACCAACAACATAAAGACCAATTTTTTGACCGCGCATATATGGATTAATATGAACGCTTGTAAGTAGGTTATTAATCTGCGTTATAGAAGTTTGTACGGGAGGTACTGTTATTGTAGTGAACTCATCTTCAAATGTTTCAGTAATATTCTCAGAAAAATCTGTTCTTAAAAAATTACCTTCCATTCTTTGAGCAGATGAAGTTTGATTTACAGTATTAATTAATGAAGTAGCCGTTGCCACTCTAGAATTTATTTCATTTTGCGCATTAACTAAAGCGTTAATAGGATCGGCAATGTTTATTTCTACTGAAGATGTAGCGGTAACTTCCCTATCAAAGAAGTTATCTACTCTAGGTATAACAGTCATCTTGCCTCTAAATGACCAAAATCCTTCAACAAGCGTTCTTTCTTTATTAGCAAGAGGTTGACTAAGCAGTTCTTTTTGGGTGTAATTTAATGTTACTAGGTCGCCATTTCTCGTAGCGTTTACGCTATTAACAGCATCAAATTTTAAATCAATAGAGAAAATTTCTTCTTGTGGTACTAAACGTGATCTCGTCGTGTCTACTAAAGCTTTATACTCGCCATCATTAATATTAGAAATAACGTAGTTATCGAATGAATCAACAAAAAACCCGTTTTTAAATACTTCTACTGTATTACAAGCTGAGCTTGGAATTGCTAAAGTAGCTGCGTCAGTCTCAAGTGTATTAAGTAATGTATAATACTCTAGTCTTTGAAGTCTATTTTCTAAGTCTCTTATATCCCCCATTGTATATCTTCTTGTCTGAAGTGGGGTGATCATACTCTTAAGATCTGGTCTCTTATTAAGCATTGCTGCCCTAGATGTGAGGCTAGGGTAGGGCATAATTCTAATAAGCCCTAAATCCATAGATGTATTTTCTTTAGGGGGTGCCACTGGGTTGAATGCGGGTAGACCTTCTATAATTCTTATATTACCATCGCTACCTAAGACAATTCTATCTACTCTAGACATATATGCTTCAATATTACATTCAAAGCTTCTTGATGGAGATGGAAAGAATTTTTCACCAGCAGGTATTGTTTCAGTAGCATCCGGGTCTATAGAGGCTGATCCTACAGTGCTAGAATATACAGCAGTATTAGAAGCAATTGGCCTGAAATCAACACTATCTCTTAAAGGAAATTGTTCACCGGATGTTGGAGATACAAAAACAGGAATTGATTCTGTTCTAATTTTATTAGATGGTAAAGGATCAGTTGAATCATCAACAGGGTATGATTCAGTAGAAAAGTATTTTCCAGATGAGTGGGTAAATACTTTTAGTTTAACAGTTAAATTATTACTACCTGAAAGTGAGAGAGTTGATCCCGGCTTCTTACGAAGGTATGCTAGACCATAAAAATTATCTTTTTGTCCAGTAATTAATTCAAACTGTTCAGCATAATTAGTTGTTGTATCGGAATAAGTAGAAGAAGTGCCAACGTGAACTCCCTCAAGACTTATTACGTCCGGAAGACCTAGGCACCACGGTCCATTAGGTGTTGCAGTAACTCTCGATGATGATACTTTCACATAAACCGGATTACTTACAGTTTTGGTTCTAACAGCTGGTTCAAAATTTTCTAAATCATGGTACATTACAAAAGACGCAGCAACGTTAATACTTGTACCAATATCAACAGTAATACTTGTTGTAGATGGAATAGAAATATCTCTACTGTCCCTATTAAAGTCGATAGGTACCCCTCTAGGAAAAGCTGTGTAGTGTGCGTTTGCGGTGTAAGAAGCTGCGGTAGTATTAGCTACTGCTAATTTTACATCACTAAAAATTGTTACAATTCTGTCTAGCTTACCGGATTGACCTATTTGAATAAAATCACCAACTTTATACGTTGATGTAAAAGTTGTGGAGGTCCCTAATACGTTTGCCTCTCCGTTTGTCATATCAACTGTACCGGTATTGTTAGCGCTGTATCTGAAGGTGGCGCTTGGTACAACTATAAAATCATTTATTTGAATATCGGTAAGGGAACCAGTTCCATATGGTACTGTATTTCCTCCGGAGAACGTTATGGTTTGATCTCCAGAAAGTGTAAAGGTGCTATTTGTAGAAGTTCTAAAAATAAATTCTTCAGAATTAAGCTCTTTAACAGCAAACGTACCTGTTTTAAATACTAAAATATCATTCTCTACATCTTTAAGAATTGCCTGGCTGTTTTCTAAAACTAAATCTGCAACTGCAGTTGATCCAACTGAAACGGACCTAATACGATTAAATGGAAATCCTGTAGCCATTCTAATATCAAAAATGTATAATCTATATACACAGTCAGGCGTTCCAATTGTTCCACTATGATATTCTAATGCTCTTGCTCTAGCTGTTCCAACAAGATTACCTGGTGCTGTGGGTGTGCTACCAGCGTTGTCTGATACATCAGTGGCAGCTGTTTCTCTTAAATTTAAAGTAGTGCCTTCTTTAATTTCAAAATAACCTAAAAGCTGCTTAACTAAGATATAGCTTCCGTATTGTGTATTAATTGTTTGATTAGCTACGTTAGCTGAATCGTCAGCTTTTCTAATAGGTGTCTTAACATAATTAAGAATTTGAATGCGCTCACCGTTTACATAAGAGGTACCACCTCCGGTAACTAAATTAAAGTGGGTTGTGTTAGCAGGTGTAATATCTTCAGTATCCAAAGGCATTGGATTAATAACGTAATTACCACTCTCTTCAAAAGTTCTTCTTGAAATTTCTCTATTTAAAGAATTAAATTGAGTGTAGGTTCTATCTTTAATAACTCGTCCATTTTCAAATTCTAACAGGGCTAAAAACTCATTATTAGATTTTGCTTCAGATCTACTCATTACAACAAGCTGAGGTGTAAGCTTTAATCTGTTAGCACCTGGTGCTGCATAATTAGGTGTACCAGTAGCAACATCTAAAAGTGATGTATCAATAGCGCTATTTACAAACGTTTCAGCACTTCTAAAACCAACAACTTTATTGTTTGGAAGATTGCTATATTTTTCAATAACGATCTCTTCCTCATCTACTCTTATGAAGTTACCTTTTTGGTATATAATACCTTCTGATGTCTTAACAGCTGCACCAATACCCACAGCATTAGTTACCGCAGCTACAGTTAACTCAGCAATATAGTTTAATGCAGCTATGTTAGCGCCTGACCCTGTAGAGGTAGTTATCGATACATTTGGTGTAGTAGTATAGCCCGATCCTTTTGATTGTACGGATACATCTACAATTTTACCTCCTGCATCGGTAGTGAGAACTGCTGATGCGCCGGCTCCGCTACCTCCAGAAAATACTACAGTATCATTATTAGAATATAATGTGCCGCCAAGAACAACATTTATGTCTTCGATTGTTCTATTTCTGTTAAATACTTTTACTACTTGACTCGCTGAAAAAGTTTTTTCTCCACCGGTACCAGTATTTTGATACTTAATATAAAGAGTATTAAGATCGGGATCTTGAGATTCAAGACCGGTTTTGTAGTTAACGGCAAAAGCCCGTAAGTTAGAAGACTCTTGAATAATTAAAGAGTTAGAATAAAGAGCCATTGATACAGGCTGACCGTCGGCCTGATTATCAAGAATTTTTATATAGTTATATCTGTAATCTGGGTTGAGAGCGCACCCTTTAATAATCGTACCTGTGCGATAAATGTTATCGCCAAATCTCTCAATTTGATTTTGAAGAATTGTTTGAAGTTGAGTTAGCTCGCGAGCCTGAACTGCAACGCCTGGTCTAAACAATACTCGATGAAAGTTTTTCTGCTCATCGAAATCATCAAAGTATGGTGATACATTTAAATTAGAATCTAAAGGCATTGCTTCCTCTTAAAAATTTATAATTAATCTTAAAGTTTCTGATTGATTATTTGCTCTTGAAATTGCAGTAGTATTCTCTATGTATATAACCTCTCCAGAACCTTTTATTATGTCAGGTAGGTACTTAACACTACCAAGCGTAAAGGTAGCTGCACCTTGGTTTTCTCTTATCAGCTCGGCAGGATCTGCGTTAATTGGTCCCCTTTCAGCTGTAAGAAAAATGTAAGTGCTATTAGAAGAATGAAAATATGCATTACTTAATGAGATGTCTGTTTGTAGCACTACTGCATCTTCTGGCATCGAGCCAGATTTAGTTGTGTATGATATTCTTGTTCTATTGTCTAATGTGTTCCAGTTATTATAATTTTTTTCATTTACATCAATATTAGTTACATTAGCGATAGCGCCTGATGTTTCACCGACTATAATTTTACCTGTTGTAAATTTTGGTTCCACGTTACTCATAGTAAGATAAGGAGATGAATTGCCTGTTTTAACTCCGCTAGCTAATATACTTACAAAAGAATATCTTGCAATAGAAGAAATAAAAGGAAGCTCATCATTTACAATAATAGAGGTAGCATTTGTAACCGTGGTAACGGTTCTCAAGCTATACAGTCCTGTAATAGTATCATAAATTAAAATTCTATCATTTGCTTTTAAAGAAATATTAAAACTCGTGCCCGTACCCGTAATAGCATTAGTACTTGTATTACCAGCCACAGTACCTAAAAGTGTTTTATATTCAATCTGATGTACATTTTCCCCGGCAGTGAACGTTCCTATCTCACTACCGAGTGTAAGTGTAACGTTTCTAAAAAGAGGGTCTCTAATAAGTGCTAATTTTCTATAATCATTTTCTGCAGTAATGTAGCCACTCTCAGTTGTATTGAATGAAAGCGATATAGCGACTGCTTTTGCTCCTAATTCTGATGCAGGATTTTTTCCGTGTCCTCCTACTGGAGGAATAATTGCTCTTAATGAGGCTGCGTTACTTACGCCACCCGTATTACCTGTAACAGTAATAGACGTGTAAGTATAATTAGTTCCTCTATTAATAATATTAACCTTACTAATATAATTGTTGACGGAATTATTAGAACTTACGGTGGCATAGGCAGTTGCGTCAGATCCATCTCCTCCAATTATAATATTTGGGGCAACAACGTAGGTAGAATCTGTTGATGGAGGAACCGTAAATATAGAATTAATTGTAGCAACTCTTGATACTGCATTATAGTCAGTAATTCTTTTTAGCTGTCCAGCGCCAGTTCCTGTAGAAATATAAAGTGCACTACCAACATAAAAATCAGCATTGGCGGAAGCAGACTCGTTTAGTCTGTAAGTTGTAGTATTACCGGTAACTCCAGGAATAGACTCTCTTAAATCACTAGCGGTAAATTGTCCGTTAAGAGTGGCAACATAATTTGAACCTGGTGTAGTAATTTTAATAACGTCAATTGCACCAGAGACAGTATTGCCCGCTACATTAGCATTTGTAGTTACTGGCATATAATCGGCCGTTTGAAACTTCTCAAACGTAGCTTCCGGAAGTTTATACATTAGCTTCCAAACATACCCGTCAGCAGTTGTTACAAAGTTGCATGCACTTTCACTTGTATTTGTAGGCTGAACGTTAGAAGCTACTCCCCCATTATTATCTAAGCACTTGTAGATGTAATAGGTTGCTCCTCCGTCAACCGCTACATAAAATTTCTTATCAAGTAATCCTGTATCTGTATCATCGTATGGAGAGTATACTGTATTAGAAGTCCAAATATATTTTGGAATAACTAGATTTACATCAGATGAATTAATTTTTTTACCAAAGATAGCTTCCTCATATACAACAGTCTCAAGCTCTTTGAAAGTATTATCAGGAACTGGAATAGTTGCGTCATTATTGGCAAATGGAAAATGTCTAGCAGCTAATAGATAATAAACATTATTAGCTGGTTCTGTAATAGACTCTATTAACTGCTCGCCAATATGTTTTTTAAATTTTTTGGTAATTAAAGTGGTCATACAATTATTTATTATGTAATAGTGATGTTTGAATTGGAAATAATATTAAAATTGCCATCAATATCTAAAAGAACTCTACCATACATTTTTTTGCCAGCAACGTGTAGAACTTGCTTAAGAGTATCAAAATATTTTTCTACTGGTATTGATGTCTGTATTTCGTAAGAGAAGTTCTGATAATATTCACCATCTTGTATGTATTTAGTGTCGTCTAAAAAGCTTCGTGTAGAGGAATAATACCCTGTTCCAATACCACTTGTAGATACGTTTGCTTTAGCAGATGCAAATCTGCTACCATCAAGCGAGCTAACGTTTACTCCTTCGTTGTTAATGTAACCAGTTCCTGAGTCAGTTACTTCTAATCCAGAAATAGTTCCTTGAGTGGCAACAACGTTAGCTACCACAATTGCATTATCACCGATAACGTTAGAGGAAGGATCAGCAGACACTGATACAACATTAGCTGTAGAACCGGTAGTTTTTCCAACGACAGTATTACTAACTACAAACTCTGTGAATAAACTTACTCTTTTAAGGGTTAAAAATTTATCACTGTCGTTTATTTTTACTGTAGCTTTTGCAGTAGCTGATGCTATATAGGGTGATGTATTTGTTATCACTGATGCACCGTTTGAAGTAGCACCAATAAGTTTAAAAATTTTAGTATTAGCTTCAGCTGTTACTGTTGTTGAACCAGGTGTGGGGCTTGCATTACTAGTAATAGCTCCTGATGTAAACGTCCCTTCGACACTTCTTACTACAAGGGTAGTTGAGTTAGATGCAACTAAAATTCCATTGGCTGTTGTGCTTTGAAAAATTTCGTTACCTGGTTCAAAATTAGTATTAGAAAGCACGGTTAAAATACTAACGTTAACTGAATTTTGCCACGTACCAGTATTACTCACTAATACAGTTGTATAAATGCCTGTGGTATTATCTTTAGATGCGCTGTAAATAAATCCAGTAGCGGTGTTATTTATTCCGTCTGTTGAGTAAACCTGCTCTTGAACCTCATAAACGTTGCTTGAATTACCTGAGAAGGTGTTAGACTTAATCTCTACTCCTGGGGTACTAATAGTCTGTTCAACGTACTCACCAACAGCAAATCCAGGTCCTGTAAGATCAGCCACCTCAATTACTATATCTCTCCTACCGTAAGAAGCAACGTATGGCTCATAAACAGATACAAAAGGATTAACGTTATAATTTTCTCCAGGGTTAATATTAGTAAGTGATGATATTGTCCCGATAGTTAAAGTATTAAACCGTAGAAGATCTAAAATTGTATATGTAATATCTCCACCGGGTTGTTTTATAAAGCCAAGGGAAGATACAGGTATAAGTTCAGCCCCGGTACCAACTCCTGTGGATCCGCCGGTTGAATTGACTACTGATGTAGAAGGAGTAGATACTATTTTATTACCTACGTTAGCTGATAGTCCTACTGCTACAATTACTCCACTAGTATCTGTTATGATAGAAGCGTTGCCAGCTGTAAATGAACCAGCACCAGAATTACCACCAGAAAAAGTAACTATATTGGTATTGTCGTAACCAGATCCCCCGGTCATAATATAAACAGAGTTTAAATTATTATACGTTGAGTTTGCGCCAGATATAAGCATTTCTGTAAATTTAACAGAATTAGCTCCTGGACCATCATTATTACTACTAATTAAGTCAGGAGATAGTCTTACTGTCTCGGCGTCCGAAATAATACCTAAATTAAAATCAGCTCCAAACCCGGTAAAAAGTAATGTAGTTTTTGCTCGAGTGTTAGAGGTCTGTCCAATAATTATTGTGTTACCGGAGCCATAAAAATCTCCAGTAACACTTGTAATACCAATTGCTGTAGAATTAGATGCAAAAAGATTGGCACTAGCTGATACATTTGTATACGCTTGAACTATACCTCCAATATCTGATGCCAGATGAATGACTGCATTAACACTTTGAGATCCTACTTTAACAATCGTATTAGCATATGACCACTTATCAGTGCCTGTAGTTGATGTATCAGAAATAGTATATTCATATCCAAACAAAATAATATTTGGATCAAAAGTTCCAATCAGAGTAGTCTGGGTTGAATCTGTATAGTTAGAAATAGAGGAAAGATTATTAAATGTGCCGGATCCTCCTCTTACTGTAAACACATTAACGTTTGTATATGTAAAATAATTTTGACTTGGAATAGCAGTTACATATCCGGTTGCGCCGGTACCTGGTTGTATGACATAAGTTCCAACATGAATACCATTAGCACCAATAGTAGATGTATTTGGAGAAATAGCTGTTGAACTAACTATTGCACTAACAGTACCTGTAACGTTATTACCTGTGCCGTTAGATTGAACAACCTCGTCTCCAATTGCAAAGTAATCTAGGGTGGCAAAAATTATTTGCTGATCTGGTAAATACAAAACGTTGTTTGAAAAAATATCATTTTCAACCAAATTTATAATTAAGTTTGCGGTGTTGCTACTGCCTATAACAGTGGTGGTATTTTGACTAACATCAGCAATTATTGATACCGATGGCGCGGCGATGTTGCCGTTATAAATTTCTTTGTTCTTGGTAAAATTACCAGTAACATTATTTAATCTAAATTCATATAGTTCTTGGGTTACTATTTCATTTCTAAAAAAAGTTGTTATTTCAGTATTAGCATTTGTTACGTTAGTAATTCTTAACACATCCGAGCTAATGACAGTCTCAGCAGTAGTATTTGAATACCCCCACCCTCCGTCAACTAATGTAAACTGAACAAGCCCTGTTACTGATTCAATTGATGTAACACGAGCTATGCCTTCGACACCATTAGATGAAATAATTTTTACCGTTTCACCAACGGCAAAGCCTTCCCCTCCTAGAGTTGTATCTAAACTCGTTAGAGAACCTAAAATTTTAGGAGCATTAACTACAGACGGTTCATCTAATAATAATTCATTAGCAATAAAAGTACCGCTTTTATTGCTTAAGAAGGCATAGTCAATTATTTTACCATTAATATTTCTTGTAATAATATATTCTACGAAAGCTGTTGCACCAGAAATACTACCGGTAACTTGTTTACCAACATAGTTTTTTGTTCTTGATGATACTGTTAATTCTAGGTATTGAGGTATAACCCAGGTGCCGTCTGATGGCTTTAAAATATCTTCTCCCGGATTGTATATTTCTATTTTAGTTCCGTAGAGAAGTTTAAAAAATAAATCTAAAGATCTTTCAGATCCTTTAGATTTGTAAAGATCATTCGATGCCTTTACTAGTCTATCTTCAGAAACCTGAGCGGTAATTTCTACGTTTTTTAAAAATTTTTCTTTAAAGTATACGTAAAATTCATCAACCGTTTGATCGATATTTCTATACTCTTGTAATCTTCTAGAATGATATAAAGGATTTCCAACAAAGGTTGTATCTGAATACGTGGCATAATCAGGATCATTGCTCTCTAACCATTTATAGTATTCCTCAACGAATAAAATAAAAAGAGGTCCCTGTTCCTTATAAAATTCTGGGAACTGTGACTCAATTAGTGAGGAGATATTTTTTTCTATTATACTCATTCTTTAATTTGTACCGCTGTAACTTCGACGTCAGAATCTTTAATAAGAAGAATTGTATTTTTAGTGGAAGCAATATCTTTTGAGACAGGATTGTAGTGAAGATTTAAATAATTACCTTCTATTGCTGTTACTACTAAACCATCAATAACAATAGAGCCAGTATCATAATCTACTGTTCCAATAGATTTAACAAATGAATGAGCAGCTGTATCACTATAGCTGTAAATTCCTAACACACCACTACCGTTATCTTGTATGGTGCATGGTATGCCATTAAATGTAAATTTTGAACTATATACAGCTTTAACGTTAGATCTAATGTATTCTCCTACACCTGTAGAAAGATTATAATATCTATTAAGAGAAAATCCTAAATTTATAGTCTTGTTAAAAGCAACTGTTGGTATAACTGATAACCTGGAGAATGGAACTACTAGGGTGTCTACTCCAACAATACTTGAATGGCAGTTGTTAATGTTTTCTATAAGTTTACTTGTTCTTATTGTCTTTTTAAACCCGTTAAGCTTGTCAATGTTATATTCACTCACCAAACTTCTAATCAAAACTTCTATTGCTTGAGTGGTTAGCTTGGTAACATTTGTATTATACCTGGCTGTAACGTCAATTTCAAGATAAAGAAATTCTGGGCTAACAATAACAGGCTCTAATCCAATAGGAGCTCTTAATTTAATAAAATCCAAAAATCTTCTCTTATCAATATCAGGTATGCCTTCCCCTGTATTAAGATCAATAGAAATAAGAACCCTTCCATATTGTGGAGGGGTAGCTTCCTCACCACCAAACACAGCAACAGATTCTATTTCAGGAAAGTTTGCTAATAAAATATTTTCATAATCTAAAGCGGTAACTGCTCTCTCTTGATTCTGATACGCTCTTGGTGCGTTAAATTTAATCGAGTCTATACTTTCGCTAACTCCTCCTCCTTTTGCTGCTTGTGAGGTCGATATAGAAGAAATATTTGATTGTCCTTGAATTGTACCGTCAATAGTAAAATTTGAAGCTCCGTTAGGAAGCTCGCCATTGCTTACTCTATACTCAGAAATAATTGTAGCGCCGTTCTGAGGAACTCTTCCTATGACTCCGTCTCCAAAAATTATTTCATATTGAGAATTTTCAGCTGCCTGTAGAAAGAAAATATTTGAATTGGCTGTTCCGTCTAAAAGCGAAGATGCTTTAGAATATGTAATTGTATTAGCACCTTCGTTCTCAATAACATAAACGGAAAGGCTTCTAATATCAATGTTAGGATTGGAAATTACAAATCTTTGTGATGTGTTGGCTGCAGAGTAAACAAAAGAGTCAGTTACATAATTACCTTCGTAAACTGTAATCTCTGACGCGTTAAAAGCACCGCTTGAATTAGCAGCTAAAACTAAATTGTCTGCAGTAGTAAAGGTAAAATTATTAGATCCAATTTTAGTAGTAAAAGAGGTACCTTTAGGAACTAATAAGTTATCAAGAGCTGATGCAGGGGTTATGCTAAAAGAAATTTTTGCTTCTGCTGATCTATATGATCTAGGTACATAATTTAATTCTTTAACGTGAGAAATAATACTATCTTTTAGTGTGGCTGTATCTAAAAACATCTCGCTTGCTAACATATTAAGATAGTAAGCATTCAAGTAGGTGTTATAGGAAAATATGTCAAGAAGCTGATTAATGTTTGAGCCTTCGTAATCAACGTCTTTAAAAGGTGAGTCAGATCGCTTTAAAAATTCTTTAAAGTTATTTTTTAACTCATTGAAATCTAACCCTGTAAGTTTGAGATTAGTATTTGCCACTATCTTACCCTGTTAAGTAAAAATTCTAGATACACTGGTTCAGTTTTATTTATTACGCTAAAAACAATAGATACAGTATATGCGTTATTATCCGGTAGAGGAGAAGCAATCACATCAATTAGATTAGCTCTTGGCTCATAGTTTTCTATTGCGCTGCGAATTAAATTTATCAGCGTAGATGTAGTTTGAGGAGTAACGTTCTCAAAAAGCATTTTATTAATTTCACTTCCGAAAGTAGGATTATATAATCTTTCTCCTACATTAGTAAGAATAATATTGATTATAGCTTGTTTAACTGCGTCCTCGTTTTCAATTAACGAAGCATCTTTTGTATCTCTTTCAAACAATATCTTAGTAAATAAATCTTGATATATTGTATACGAGCCTTCTAAAGGTGTGTATCTATCAGCTCTTTTTACTGTAGCCATATATTACCTATTGTCTATTAATTGTTTAAGTTCTTTTATGCACTGAATAAGAAGTGGGATTATTTTTTCATAGTACACGGTTAAATAATTTTCACCTGAAATACTATTGCCGTCTTTATCAATATCAAAAGGAGCTCCTGTTACAGCCTCGGGCAATATTTTCTGTACATCCTGTGCGATTACACCTACTTGCCTTTTATAATCATTGTAACCAAACTTCTCAGCTAATACATTTTGATTATAAAAAACCCCTCTTAGTTGTTCAATTTTGTCTAGTGCGTTTTCTATTTCCTGAATATTTTCTTTTAATCTAACGTCAGAATAAAAAGCTGTAATGCTATTAGTAGCTCTAATTTGACCAGTTACGGTAGATGCTGCTGTTCCTACACCGAGAGAGTTTATTTGTCCGTCCGAATTAGTTGAGAAAGCGCCTTGAGATCCTTGTGGGCCTGTATCTCCTTTTGAACCACTGTCACCTTTATCTCCTTTTGATCCAGTATCACCTTTCTGTCCTTTTACTCCTGATACTGTAAATACAGAAGAGTCAGAATTAGTAAATGTAATAACATTAGTGCTGTCAGAATAGGATGCACTGCTTACTCTTTCTCCTTTTGCGCCTTGAGGTCCTTGCGCGCCTTGGGCACCTTGCGCCCCATTAGTACCAATGCCGTCTGCTCCCTTTTCACCTTTATCTCCTTTATCACCTTTATCCCCTTTGGAAGCTGCAGTACCTTGATCACCCTTTACACCATTATCACCTTTTTCACCTTTTGATCCAACTAGGGATTGAGGTGTAATAAAAGAAAGCTGACCGGACCCGTCAGTCTTTATAATTTGACCGTTAGTTCCATCATTAATCGGCAGTTTATATTTAACTGTTCCGGAGTCATCAACAATTCTAAGCCCATTAATGCCTAGCTCAAATCCACTTTCGTTTATATAATTTGCCATTATCTGTTAGGAGGAGTTGTGACTCCGGCACCAAGTCCAGGAGTATCTGTATGGGTATGCTTGTTAAGGCTAACACCAACGTCAGTAAAGACGTCCTTGCCAACACTTACATCTTTATCTACTCTTAAATTACCTGTCATATTTACCTGTTCGCAAGTAAACGTTGTAACACCATCTACAAACACGTCATAGTTGCCTTTAATATGTACTGTTTGATTTTTAAGGATTATTTCAAAGCCGTTATCTACTACCTTTTCTACTTTACGACCATCTTTATCAATTTCAGTATAGGTTCCAGATTTATGATAGATGTGTAGCCGTTCTTCTCCTGGTGTGTCATCTATTTCTACTACATGCCCGCCTTCAGTTCTCAAAACTTTATTATATGGGTATTTCGCCTTATAGGCAGACTTAGGTTCTTTACTATCGTATTCTTTACTTATATTGTTATTCTCACGAGCAGGTTCAGCCACATCATGCTTTGACTTATCATTATCTGGAATACCATGAATGGTACCCATTACTACAGGCTGATTGGCATCATGCCCATCCATAAAAAATCCTATAACCGTAGATCCTACGGTTAGCCCGTTTGGTGATAGTCCAACTTTATCGTGACTTGGATTATTAGGAGGCATCATAATTAATGCCCAAGGCAATTCGTCAGTAGGCATCAGCGATTTATTATCAGTGTGAAAATGGTAAGCGCGGACTTTTACCCTTCCAAGCATTAAAGGATCTTGTCTGTCCTCAACTTTGCCTACAAACCAAACAATACCTTCTTGACCTAAATTTTTAGTCGTCATTTGTATCCCATTCTAACGCAGTCAAGAGAAATTTGATGTTTTGGTTTACCACCTTCTTCCATTGTTAAAATATGTCTAAGTTTAGTAATTAAATAATTTCCAGAATTATTTCTATCACTAACTTTTTTTTCTGTAGTACCAGAAAGTTCGGGTAGATCAAGTTGTATAAGGTCACCAGCTGTTAAGTAACTGTCTCCGTAAATTAAAATACGCACGGCATTTTGATTTAATAAAGAGGCGTAAGCTGATTTAGATCCTAAATTAGTATCAATATAATCATCTCCTCTAGAGCTGTCTTTAGCCATAAAGAATTTTTTAGAAGCTGATTTAGAGTATTTTTCTACAAATTCTGTTGAGTTAGGTAATCGACCTTTATTATCAGTAGATACAAAACTCTTTGCTTTTTCAGATAAATTAAATTTTGTTGTTGCTACTTGTTTAGTAAGTATATCAAAAGCTTGAACTGTATTAACAACTACCCCACTATTAATTTTTTCAATTGAATCAAATTTACCTAAGTGTGTGTACCTAATAATATTTCTAAATGCATATTGCTGTCTCTCTTTATCACTTATGGTATCTGGAGCGTAAGTAAATACTTTTGATTGTATGTCTTGTTTACCTTCTTTAAGAAGAGCTTCTACGCTTTTAAATTGATGTCCAAATTGATTCTCAAAAAATACAAATGATCCTCCAGAAGCAAACTCCGCACTTATAGCTTTCTGTCTTAAGAAATCAATTGCTTCAAATGGCTTTAATCTTGGAACAGTTAATGGAAGTATACCTTTAGTTTTTTCAACCGTATATTTGTTTGATCCTGCACTGCTATTACTAAGAGTCGTCTTCAAAATATCTTTAACCATTTCATCAATAGTATCTTTATAAGATTTCTCTATAAGCTCACTTGCATTATAATAATGACATGGCGAAACAGCTTTAAGAATGTAAATAGATCCTTTAGCAGTAGGACTTGTACCGGTACTCTCTACATTATAAACATAAAAGTCTAGCTTGGTAGGATTGTCTCTACCAGGAGTAAAAAAGCTTACTGATATAATTTCTTCTCCAACAATAGGATAATCTTGAACTAAGTTGATAGAGTCAACCATTGTTAGTTCTAAAAGCATGGACGGCTCTTCAATGTCTTCATAAACAGACATTGAAAGCATCTGTGATCTAATGTCTACTGGAATTTGAGAGCCAGAGCCATTTTTTCTTAATGTAACCTTTAATATATTAACATCACCAGGTTCGTACGTTTTATTTGTCATGAAAGCAATTCTGTCATCTGATCTTCAATTACTGGGATATACTGTCGATCAATAAGTTTAATATGTTTTTTAGATTCATTTAATTCATCTTCATAATCATAAAAAGAAATTGGAGACCAATATGCTTGCTCTATTAATAAAATAGCTCTATATGTTTCTATAACCTCAGTAACAGTTCTGCTTATTTCTGAAGTTGATCCTACTATAGAACCTACTGATCCGGAAGTGTTGCTAAATTGCCCGGAGATATTATTAATAGTAATAGCACCTTCTTTAATTGCTTTTATCCATCCTGCACCAGTAACTGCACCGGATGTTTTTTGAGTTACTCTTTCTCCAACGATAAAATCATCCGAGCTATTTACATTAATATCTAATACTAAATTTGTTTCTACAATGCTGTCATCTTTTTTACGCTCGTAAGAACCTATCTCTCCGCTATATCCAATAATAGGATTCCAGTATTTTTTTAAGTTGCCAGTAAGTGCACTGTAAGCGCTTGTGGTTAAAATTGAATCATCATTATACCAATTGTTTCTATAAAACGATATTTTTTGCTGAGCGGTTTCAATAGATCCATACTTTGCAATAATAAACTTACTAAAGTCTTTTACAGAAAGAGGCCATTGGTGATATGGATCTATAATATTATTACTTAAGTAAACTACCCAGGCGTAGCGTTCATCTTCATAGTAATTGTAAGCTATTGTTTCCGCTCTTTCCCCTTCTTTGACTGTATAAGGGTAATAGGTTACAACATTCTTCTTAACAAACTCTTTAAACCTTACGTTTTTAATAATATCAACAACTAGCTCACCATTATAGGTCGTGGTTCCAAGTTTGCTAAAATAATTGTACAGTGCCATTTTATTTTCCGTTCTTCTCTATATCATCTCTCGTCATTGGTTCAATTTCTTTAAACGATAAAGAAAATTCTACTTCAACAGGAGAAGATGTTTGTGTAAAAAAGGCAGGTACTCCGGATGGTGCATAATTAATAGACATAGATTCTAAAAAACATTTTTTAAAAAAGTATGGCTCACTGTTTACTTTACCAAAAAATATTTTAACTGTATCTGGAAAAGTAAAAAGTAAATTATCTTTTTGAGGGTGCATTCTTCTTTTAAATTCATATAAAATTTCTTTAAGGGTTTTTGTTTCTGTTTCATTGTTAGGAGAAAATTTATATGTAAAAGAATGAGTTCTTAAATTTATGCCTTGAAATACCAAGGATTGAAATGGATTCAAAATTGTGCCTGTTGCTTTATCAACAGCACTACCCACACTATCACTTAATCCAGCAACAGATCTACCAAGGTAAAAAGCTCCTTGAATATTGCCAGCTTGTTTAAAAGTTTCAGAGGTAGCTTTACCTACGGCCTCTCCAACAGACTTAGCATCAGAAAAATTAATACCTGTTGGTATATTTTGTTCTAAGAAGCCTGCAATTCCTAATTGCTTATCAGCATATTGCATTGCAAATTGCTCTTGCAAATTAGATGGAATGGGGAGATTTATTGTCTGTGTAGGTAAACTTTTCGCTGAGGATAAAGGTACCTTTCTTTCATAAGCTTCAAATACAAAAGATATCCAATATTCGCCGATGTTATTTGGAAAGCTAAGTTGGCCGTTAAATCTATCCCTATTTCTCCTGACAGCATCTTCAGGAGTTCTATCTTTGAGTTTAGATGGAGGGACAAAATTATCTTTAAATTTAGTATATGTTCCAAGACTACCAAGTTGACCTAAAGCAGAGGATACAGACCCTACAGCTGACATACCTAATCTACCAAACGCGCCGGCTATAGCGCTTACATTATTAAGAGCCTGTCCAACGCTTGTAGGAGATGACTTTAAAAATCCGTCAGTTGCACTATTAACTTCTTGTACAGAGCTACTGAATGTTTTACTAAACTGCTCAGAAAGAGAAGTATTATTTTTAAAATTGTCTTGCTCTGTACGTATTGGCATAAATATTTTCTATGAGTTATAAGGGATTTTTTAAGCCGAAAAACCCGGCCAAATACAAAGGTGATCCTAGTAACGTTATTTATCGTAGCGGTTGGGAGCTTAAGCTTATGATTCATTTAGACTCACATCCTGATGTAATTCAATGGTCTAGTGAAGAATTCTGCATTCCTTATAGATCTCCTATAGATGGTAAAGTCCATCGATATTTTCCAGATTTTTTTGTGAGAAAAAAGAACCCTCAGGGTATTATTGAATCCTTAGTAATAGAGGTAAAACCTTTAAAACAAGTACAAGCTCCTAAAGTGCTTACAAAACCAACAAGAAGATATTTAAATGAAGTTAAAACTTACGGTGTTAATACTGCAAAATGGAAAGCTGCAAAGGAGTTCTGTGAACTTAAAAAATGGAAATTTATTATAATGACTGAGAAAGAACTTGGTATTAATGGCTAATTTATTTTCCAGTTTTATAAAAGACGATATTGATAGCAGTAAAGTAGTTAACGCTACAAACTGGCTTAGGGAAAAAGCTTATGATGTTGAGCCTAGAAAGGTAGACCCTCAGCAAATTATAAGAAAAAATACTATTGTTGCTGAGAATAGAGTAAGACTGGGGCACTTATATCTCTTTAGATATGACCCGAAACTTAAAATAGAGCTTCCGTATTATGATACATTTCCTGTTATTTTTATTGTAAAAATAATTAGAGGGGGATTTGTTGGTCTTAATATGCATTATCTTCCATATGCATTTCGAGCAAAATTAATGGACATGCTTTATGATTATGTTGTCGGCGAAGAGGACATGCAGAGATTAAAAATAACTTATAACGTTTTATCTAATACTTCTAAACTAAGGTATTATAAACCTTGTTTAAAACACTATCTAAATAATCATGTTAAGTCTAGATTCTTACATATTTCTCCTGAGGAGTGGGAGAAAGCTCTTTTTCTGCCTTTGAGAAGATTCAAAAAAGCAACGGAATCAGAAGTTCATAGAGATAGTGTAAGACAGATTAGACAGGCTAAACTAAAAGGAAATGTTAGATGACAGCCATTAATGCGATTAATAGCGCAATATCAAAATCTCGAGACGCTGTAGGGTCGGCAGCAGCTATTGGAGATGCTGTGAGCAATTTGCCTGGGGTTCCTGAAGGGCTTAGAAATGCAATAGGCTCTTTATTTGGTACAGGTAGAGGGTTGCCCCCGGGTCAAAATAGAAGAGATTTAAATAATTTTCTTGGCACTGCTTCTAAGTTAAAAGGTTTTGCAAGACCTGCTCATTTTTATATTGAGATAAGACCTCCGCACACAATGAGACATCAAAGTGATAATGCTAGATCATTAGCATTTCTTTGTGAGTCAGCTAATCTTCCAGGTGTATCTTTTGCAACCTCGCCCATAAGAAGATACGGTTATGGTCCAGTAGAAAATAAACCATATGCTCCTATTTTTATAGATACAACAATGACATTCTTAACTGATGCTTCAGGTATGGTGCAGAAATTTTTCTACGAATGGATGAATAGTATTATTAAATTTGATGAGGTTGTTTACGGTCCGGTTGGAGATGCTCATGATTATTCTATAGCTCCTTTTGAAGTTAACTTTAAGGATCAATATTCTACTGATATATTAGTAACCACAGTAGACGAATCTAATAACGATATACTTAATGTTAGATTTAGAGAGGCATATCCCGTCTTTATGGGTGACGTTAATCTTGGGTGGGGCGATACTGACTCTGTAAGTAGACTACCAATCACATTTACATTTTTTAATTGGAAAATAGAACGAATTAACATTAATCAAGTACTTGAAAAAAGATCACCGAGCGCAATTCAAAGTTTAATTAAAGTTGGCACAGCTATTCAAACGTTAGCTACACTTAGAAAACCAAACAACGTTGCTGATATTATTAACGTTGTAAATAACTCTAAGATTGCTCTTGGAGGACTTATTTAATTAAGGAGATATAAAATGGCTTTACCTAAAATTAGTCATCCGACTTTTGAAGTGACATTACCATCAAGCAAAGAAAAATTAGTAGTAAGACCGTTTTTAGTAAAAGAAGAAAAAATATTATTAATGGCAATGCAGGGTAATGATTCAGATGAGATTATTAATTCTATTAAGCAAGTAATTAATAATTGTATTATTACTAATAATGTAGATATTGATAAGCTTGCTACTTTTGACTTAGAGTATTTGTTTTTAAAAATAAGAGCTAGATCGGTTAACAATGTTATTAAGTTGACTTATAAAGATTTAGAAGATGAATTAAAGTATGACGTAGAAGTAAATTTAGATGATGTGGAAGTAAGATTTGATCCTGCACATACTAACAAAATAGAAGTAACAGATAAGCTTGGCTTTTATCTTGCTTACCCGCATGCCGGGATGTCAGAAAAAATTAGTAATACAGACAGTGAAGCAGATTTATTTTTTGATATTCTTAAAAATTGTATTGATAAAATTTATGATGGAGATAATGTTTATATGGCAAGTGATTCTTCTAGCGAAGAGCTAGAAGATTTTCTACAAAATTTAGATGTTAAATCTTTTAAAAAGATTCAAGATTTCTTTCAGACAATGCCTAGATTATATCACGAAATTAAATATACAAACAGTCTTGGTAATGAAAGAACAATTAAGCTTTCCTCGTTAAATGATTTTTTTATGTTGGGCTGAGTCATAATAACCTAAGCAATTATTATACTTTAATTTTTAGTTTGGCTCAGCACCATAAATGGTCAGTTACAGAAATTGAAAACATGATACCCTTTGAGAGAGATCTCTACGTTGAACTTCTTCGTGATTACTTGGAAAGAGAACAAGAACGCATTAAGGCAAGAAAACAACGATAATGGTATCAGTAAGAAAAAAAGCAAGAGATAAACAAAAGCAGGATGCTATAAATGAAGCATCATCTGCTATGTTTGGAAGCGTTGGTTTTTTCCTTAATATTAAATCAGAAGTAAATAATATAGAAGAAGGATCTCTTGAGCTTAAACAATCAGCTAGTGAGCTAAGTGATCTTCTTCTTAATTACTTAAGTGAAGAGGAGCCTCCTCCTCCCCCTGATGCTATTCCAGAAAGTCGTATGCCAGAAATTGCTGCGAAAGCTAAGAAACAAGCTTTTGATTTAGCAAAATTAGGCTTAATACTTCCTTTTCTTATTAATAAAGAATCAAGAGAATATCTTGCAAGTTTTATTTCCGGGCTTATAGGACAAGAAACTCTCGGTGTAATTAAAAATACCCTAATAGGTATTACTGCTGTGCTTACTGGAGTATTTGCTTACAAACTCTTTAAGCAAATTGGAACAACTCTTGAAGCAGTGAAAGAGCTTTCTAGAGTTACTTCTATTTTATTTGGTATAACTGATGCTGCTAATGATGATTTAGTTGATGAAAAAGGAAAGTTAGATAAAGATAAAAAAGAAGTAGAGAAAGAAAAGAAAAAGAAAGCTAAAGAAGAAAAGGTAATAGATGAGAAAAAGCGCAATGCTAAAAGCGCGCGTGATGATCTTAAAAAAGAAAAGCAAGCATTAAAAGGTAAAGGTAAGCTATCAAAACTTTTTGCATTTGCGTCTCGTATTGCTCCTAACGTTGGAAAAAAACTACTCACTGCTATTCCATTTGTAGGAACTTTTGCAGCAATAGGGCTTTTACTATATGAAATATATGATGAAGCAGTGAGCTTTTTTGATGAAGAGGAACGAGCTTCCCCTAAGATAGATGCAGTTAAAGAAGAGGATGATGATGAAAAAGAATCAGTTACAGAAGGGGTGCAGGCCCAGTCGATAGAGAAAGCTCCTATTGCGTCGGCTGTTCCTCCTTTAGTTAAAGAATCAAATAAGTCGGCTGTTAATCAAGCAGTAACGCCTCAGCAAGAAACTCAAACAGCATCTACTTCTTCTGCTCCCCAATCCACAGCAGTCCCGGCTCCAGCAATGGAAATATTATCAGAAGATGCTACTTCGGATGGAGAAAGTGAGATAACTGAAACGGCTGATGGGACGCTGGAGTTGCCAGTCTTTACTATGCCTAAAACTTTAAACATTGCAGAATCATCAGAAGAAATTATTATAGAAAAGAAAGATGCGGTAGCTCCAATTATAGTTAATAATATAGATAATAGTACTACTATAACAAAAACTGAGCATGCTTCAGCCCGTAGTGATAGTAGTTACTCATATTCCACAACAGTAGGCGTATAATGGCAAGAAAAAATAAACCATCAGTAAGCAAGCCTGAACCTGATTTTATAATGTCTCCGGAGGAATTAAAAGCCAAGCTTGCAAGAGAAGAAGCAGCGATTCGTAAGGAAAAGGAAGCTATAATTGGGCCTGCTGTGTCTGAAAGAGATGCTCGAGCAATGTCCGTAGCTTCTACTAATAAAATTCTTGGTACTGACGAGGTTGAAAAAGCAAAGTACGATGCTTTAGAAGCTTTGGTTAGCAGCGGTACTGTTGCTAAAATGCTTTTTGATAGACCTGTTAAAGAAGCTAAAAATAAAGCAACTAGCAATGCTGTTGATAGTAAGAAAGATGAAGGTAAGAACGTTAAAGAAAGTTTAAGTGCTATTGCTCTCAATCTTAAAGATGTGGTGAAGTCCTTTGAAAGAGTAACTGCTGCCTTACAAGAGGCTATTGATAAGAAGAGCGTTGAAGAATATAAGTTAGAAGAGCAGCAGGCTGAAGCCGTACCTGTAAAAAAAGAAAGACCAACTCAGACGGGTGCTACAGGTAGTGAAAAATCATTTGGAGATTTATTGGGTGACTTTTTTAAAAATCCAGCTATCATTGCGGCATTTTCTGGTCTTGTTTACCTTTTCTTACCAAAAGATATTAAAGAAAAAATTTCAGGTTTTTTCACTGGGTTCTCAAAAGGTTTAGGAGAAGCGAGTGGTGAGTTGGATACTTTTAAAACTGCGTTGCTTGCGGCAGCGGCTGGACTGGCAACTTACCTTGGTGCTGGAGTACTAAAATCTGTAGCTGAAGGAATTACTACAACTATATCTTTAATTACAAAAGCAAAAACTGCGTTTGGTAAGATGGGTAAAGCTGGTAAAATTGCCGCTGGTATTGCAATTGCTGGTGGAACGGTAGCTGCTGGAGTAGCGTTAGCAAGAACTAAAGAAGAAGAGGAAGCGCAAGCTAAAAAACAAGAAGGTAAACCAGAAGGAGCTCCGGAAGCAGCAGCTGCTGAAAAACCTGGACCAGCAGGAAGTGCTCCTGCACAAAAAGTAGAAAAGAAAAGCTCTGAACTGCCTAAATCTAGTCCTGGAGGTAAGGACCCCGGGCTTAAAGAATCAAGCGGTGCTTTAGGTACCGGGCTTAAACCAAAATCAAAGATGGGGCTTCAATTACCTTCCGGTAGTGATGCTGATACTAAAAAAATGATTATACATCATGAAGGTATCAGGCACAAGCCATATAAAGATTCTTTAGGGTTATGGACAGTTGGTGTAGGACATTTAATTGGGGATGGTAAGTCTCTACCCCCAGAGTATAATAGAGAGTTTAGTAATGAAGAAGTTATGGAGATGTTTGAGAAGGACTTTGTTCATCATAAACAAGCAGCTGAAAAGATTCCTGGCTATGATAACTTAAACGATAAGGGGCAAGCAGCTTTAGTAGACCTTACTTTTAATATGGGACCGACCTGGTTTAAAAAGTGGCCTAACTTTACTCGTAATTTAAAGGAAGGTGATACGGAAGGTGCTGCAAAAAGTTTAGAAGATAGTAAGTGGTACACTCAAGTAGGAAGAAGAGCTCCTACTATTGTATCTTTAATTAGACAAGGTGGTGGGGGAGATGGTGGTAACGGAACGTCTAGTCAAGGACCAGCAGCTTCACCAGTAATGGCCGCACCTCAGGCTGCCTCACTGGAGTCACCGCAAGCGTCAAGTGGAATGAAAGTAGCTGCAGCCACAGAAAGAAATGATTCTCAGATGGCAAGTGGTCAAGGCAGTGTTATTAATAATGCAATAAGCAACAACAAGCAACTATCAAGTAAAAAGGGACCGGATGCTCCGCTTCCGATCCCTTCACCGATTGCAGTTAGAGGAACGCTAGGTATTGGTACCCGGCATTCAACATCTTATACTTAATCTTCCGCTAACTTTTTAAAGAAGTCCATATCCTCATCATCATCGTCTGCTGTGGAGACTGGTGCTTTTGCTTTAGCGGTTTTCATTGGAGCCGCTGTTTTAACAGGTTCATCCACATCCCATGGCTCACTATCAGCTGTAGTCTGTGGCTTAGGAGACCCGTTGATTAAACCAAGGACACGATCTAATTTACTCTTAAGCTCATCATAAGATTTAAAGTTTTTAGGATCCGTAAACTCAACTAAGGAGTGTTCTTGCTTCCATACTCTTTCTAAATCTTCATCACTATCTAGGAGCGGGCTTGGACTATCGAATTCTGACTTATCGTAGTTACGATACCCTTCTACGTTCCTAATTTTAAGCTTAAAGTTTGCACCTTCCCAAAGATCGAAAGGATTAACTGGCTTTTCATCTTCGTACTTTGGTTCCATTGCATCTTTAAGCTTTTCAAAAATCTTCTTACCATACTTAAATAAAAATACTTTACCTTCATTTTCAGGATGTGCTGTATCCTTTACTACATAAATGTTACTATAGTAAGAAAGTCTTCGTTTCTGTTTACGAACTAATTCCTTGTTTGCTTCAATGCCTGAATTCCAAAGCTGGGTGTTGTGCTCTGATACAGGATCTTTTTGTCCAAGTGTGGTCAGAGACTTTTCAATATACCAGCCTCCCGGGCCTTGAAACCCGTGATCCCATACTCTAACAAAAGGAACATCTTCCCCGGTAGGTGCCGGAAGAAAACGAATAACAGCATATCCGTTACCTGCCTTATCTACCTCGGGCTTCCAGAATCTATCGTCGTCTTGGGAACTTGTTGTTTGATTGAGCTTACTAAACTCGTTGCTGAGACTTGCAAAAACCGTTTGACGGTTCTTTTTTAGTGAACTAAAGTCCATTTACTTCTCCTTATTAACGTTGTATGCGATGTATACTTCTTATCCACTTTGTACATAATGATAAGAGTATTTATATTAACTGCTTTCACTGAATTTATCAAGAACAAGAGATCTATATTTTTCTAAATCTATTGTAAAGAATGGTCTGTATTTCTTAAGCTTTTGATATTCATTTGGCCAGACTAACTTATCATCTATTTTTCTATTCCATGCTCTAAAAAAGCTCAAAAGGTCTTCAAGAATAAGAATTGTCTCTGGGCAAATTTGTTTGCGTAGGTATAACTTTAATAGCTTTGGATGCTGGCCGTCTACAACCAAAAAGTTATTATTAAAATCAGTATCAAGCTTATCCAAGTCATTGCGGAAGATATAAGAAAGACTTTCCATTCGCTTCCGCCACGCCATGTATGTTTTTTCTGCAACTTGTTCGTTGACGAGATCTCCAACCCAACAATCTCCCTCTAAAAAATTAGAAGCTAGGTAGTTAATACAGTCGTTGTGCTTTGATAATTTATGGAAGAAGTACCTATCACTTCTCTTCTCAAAGGATTTGGCACTAGCTCTAGTTCTGCCATTATATTTAAAGTAGTCGTACGTTTTAGAGCCAAAATGATTTTTTAGTGCAATATAAGTTTTATACGCGTTAAAAGCGTCCATTTTTAAATACATAGCCTTGCTGTCTAATATATCTTTCACGCATTGTAGATGCTTTACGCATCTCATTAGTCTCATCAACCATAGCCATAAATCCTATTGCTTCCATTGCACCACACCAATACTCAATAGGCATGCAATTAACGTGATGATGCCCGGGTTGATTTGGTAGCGCATGGGTCATTGCAACGTATTTGCAGTGCTTAAATGTTTCAAGAAAATTTTGCATGTACTTTTTTTCTACATGCTCTACAAACTCAACGGACCAAGCTAGATCAAAAACAGTATCTGGAATATAAGGACCGGCACAGTAGTCATGAATAATAATATTACTCATAACATCTTGCTCTCTTTCAACCTTGTCGTCGCCGTCAATACCGGTTACAACAAGGTTCTTTTCTTTCGCAATCTTAATCATTCCTCCGGGGCCACACCCAACATCTAACATAGTTTTGATATTGAGTTTATTAATTAAATAACTTAATGCACCGTCGTCAACATGAGTCTCCCCTTCGTGTCCGCCTAGGTGAGAAGGTAATCCTTCTGGATGTTGATATGTTGGAGGGATGTTAAAATTATATTCTACAAGGGGTTCGCTCATATAGGTAACTTTCCACTTTTAGGTAAATAGTTTAAATTTTCAGCTTCAAATTGAATCTTAGCTTTCATTTTTGCGCTGCCTTTAATTAAAGAGGCAGCAGTCTCTATTTCAATATCATTTGCATTACAATAATACATTACAGCTTCAATATACTCCATCTTTTTTTCTTCTACTAATTTATCTATTTCATGCATAAACTGAGTAGGAGATTTAATAGATTTAATCTCTACATCATCAAGTTGCAATAGATACGATTTTTTATCTTCTTGTTCGCTCATTATTTAAATACTACCATACCAAGCAAAACTGCTTGAACAAAAAACCCTACGCCGATAGTAATAATATTAAGCATGTCTCTCTTTATGAGAGCTTTAACAAAAAATAACAATAGACCACCCCATACAAATAAAACTACATCCAATGCAGGTAAAGTATCTGATACTCCAATAATTAATGCTAGTAATGAAGGAATAGTAGCACAATGAATAAGCATTGTGCCTAGCCAGCCTACTCCTTCAGCTGATAAATGAGAGGCTTTTTCAGCTAGATAGTCTCTAGCTTTTAATGCTAGAGAATTTATTCTATCTAAATTTAATACTTTTTTATTTGTAGAAGATGTGGCGTCCAATTTTACCTACCTTTTCTTTATTCCATTTAGGGTTAACATAATCTGCATGATAGTAAAGAGCGTCTTTAAGTCCATTAAGACGAAAATTTTCTAGCAATACCTTTTTAGCGACTTCGTAACTTTCATTAAATGCAGCTGGATTGACAGGCCTGTTTTTATGAATAATATCACAATACCAGGAAAATTGACAGACTGTTTTTTTGTAAAAAAAATTTTTCTGATAAACTACCTGGCAAATGTCTTTTGGAAATCTAGGATCATTTGCTCTGTTAATAGTTACTTGGGCAACTGCTACCTTTCCTTCAAATGGTTCGTATCCAGCTTCTTTATAAATGTTTAGTGCTAAACAATCTAACTGTTTAACTCTTTGCTCTGCGGTATAAGTTGCTGGAATTCCGTTTAAACTAAACGAATTAATTTTTTGCTTAAATGTAGTAGTTACCAAGGTAAATACTAACAGGGTGCATATAGCGTAAATGAACGATTTCAGCACCAGTGTAGTTTTATCGTCTAAAGTGTCTACTGACTTTAGCATATAACCTCCAGTTTGTTTAGGAAACTTAGATAGCCTTGTGAGTTACTTCGGCTTTTTTAAATCCAAGTTGTCTAGCTTTCCAGTCATTTTGTTCAAAGCCTGCTAGACATTCCCATTCGTTGCGATGACGATCGAGAAACTTATATACGTTTTCCCAATCGGTGCTAAGGATGAAGTATTCCAACTCCTTTTTGTGTTGTAAGAATTCATGATAAGTTTTGGTATCAATTTCAATATGTAAAACCTCGGTTAATTTACCACTATTATCTACGAAGTCTAAATTAAAATCAAGCCCCCACTTCGAAGTGGCGTGTAGTAAATACACTAACTTAGAGCATTTTTTCTGATTGCTGATCAGCTGCTCTCTTGCCTCATCAATAAAAGAACATCTATGTAGTATTAAACTATGATCAAGTAAAAAGTTTTCACTATCTACTTCAAACCACGGTTCCTGCCAGCATCTATGATTAAGGCAAGTATTTAAAAACGGCTCAAACCCGTTTACAAAATAGTATTCCTGCTCTAATTTTGTAAGCTCGAATCCGTCTTTATCGTAATACTGAACACTATCATTAGTAATTAAATTAGCTTGTAAGGGCCTGGAGCAGTATGCGTATTCAGTATGAAAAGGGTTAAGCAACCTAAACATAAGAATATTTAGGTTGCCGGAATTTTAAAGATTAACGAATAGTGGCGTTTATGACGACTGCGTTAGGATCTTCAAGAGTCTTAGCGATACGATCCTTTACAGATTGATCACTAATTGAGTTTGATATCATCTTAGACCTATCAACTTGAGATGCTGGTCTAATTGTAATCTGATCATCTACTGAAGATGACTTATCTAATTCTTTAAGCCTCTCTTCTCGAGATTTAGAGTTATCTTTCTGAGTGAGTCGACGAGCATCGTTGTTACTAATTTTAAGCATTACGTAAGCTCTAAAATGATCCCCCTCACGTACAACTGCGATATGCTCACGAGTAAAGAAATTAAGCTCTTGATTGATACGAACCTTAGAGACTCGGTCAATTTCTCGCTGAACCTCCTTGACACCGTGACCGGACTCTAGAGCAGTTTCCCTTGTTAGACTGTCAACTTTTGTTCCTAGTCTTTCTGCCAGTTGAACTTTAGCATTAAGGGTAGCTTTATCAATAGCAAATTGCATATCTTTACTTACATCAGTTGCAGTCACTGTTATAGCTCCGTCAACTGGCTTTTGTAAAAACCATTTAGGTATTTGATCCATTTTACTTTTTGGAATCTCAACCATCTTGTTATCTTTATCGCCGCCTAGCCCGATAGTAGAGCACCCTGTAGTAAAAAGGCCAAGGGCACAAGCTGCTACGAAAGTCATAATCATTTTCATTTTCATTTCCGTTTAATAAAAATTTTATAGGTAAAAGTTCTTCGTGAATGCACTGGTATCGAGTTAATTATCTCATGCAACATGTTATGATCCAGCGCAACTCTATCAAAATCTATTTGATGCTTTGTGAACAAAAAGACGATTTGCTCTTCATCTCTACTCACTCCTTTGTCAAGTGTTGTTACGTATCTCAATCCAAAACCAGGAAAGTCAAAATCATCTTCAAATTTATTTTCTTCATAATACTTTGAAGGAAATAAAAACTCAACACCCTTACGGTGCACGTTAAACGCATAAAAGAAAACAGGTTCATTTACGTTTATTTTAAAGTTTAGAGGCTCATTAACAAAGTAAATATTTCTTCCGCTTACATTAACGTTAATGGGTTTGGGTTGTTCTTCTATATCAATTACTACCGCAACCTTGCAGATACTATTTTCTATTTTTTCAGATCTATTTACTATTTTACGAATTGTGCCTGCTACAGTATAGTCTAACTCTTTATAATAATTACAGTAACTATAATCCTTAGTATCGTAACAAAAGTTTTTCTTTTCTACTGTAAATTGTTTGCCGCTGTATCTGTCAAGTGCTTGTTTAATTGCCTTTTGCTCGGCTAGCATACAAGCCGTGGTGGAGGTATATCTATCGCTAATTAAATTTTCTCCAGCGCCTGACTCTAGCCCTGCTAAGGCACAGACCGGAAGTAGAGTACTACAAGCTACCGCCAATTTTCGTAATGACTTCTTCAATTCGTGTTCTCCAATATGGCGATACGTAGTACCTAAGAACTTTTAAAAATCTTACTATCTCTTTAGCATCCACTATAGACTAAGATCTTTCTTTACCAGGTAGATGTAAGTGTATGCGTTTTGTTTAGAAACATCTAAAGCTTTTACTACTAAATCAATAATAGCTTTTTCGCCTTTATCTTTATTTTCTAGATATATGTCTCTTGCAATAGATCTTTTGCTTGGACCTTTTTTAAGAAGCTCCTGCTCTTTCTCATCACTAATCTTAAAGGCGGATGGGCCTAACATATCAGTAATTTTTTGAATACGTTCGTTAGATTTTTTAATGATAGATTCAATGTCAGGTGTCATATTATAAAGGGCTTGTTCAACAGTGGTCATAGCAAACACGTAGGCTTTTTTTCTATTACTAACCGGACTAATACCTACTTTAGCAATAATTGCGTTTGCTGCTTTAAGGGGGCTAGATTGCTTATCCAGGTACTCTCTAACTGCCTGAATAGCAATAGTATCGATAGTTCCTCGCTTAATATTAAGCTTGGAAAGTATTTCATTATTTACGCTCATATACACCTCTCTAAGTACACATTTATATTATAGTGTATGAGAGTAATTACATCAACTTTTTACTATAATTACGGAATATTTCCGTTACCTTATCTTTATAGGATTTAGGATTTTTTACAAAAAACTGCAGGTTGTCGTCTTCTACCGCTATTAAAATAATGATGTAGGAAATGGGAACTTTATAAAGCTCCTCAACCATCATTGCATAAGTGGTCAGCTGTAGAAAGTAATTTTCTATCCAATTTTCTTTTTTAGGCTTAGATGAAGTTTTGTAATCGACTATAGTATAACAATCATGCATGTGACATACTAAATCACATCTGCCGGCTGTTTGTAAAAAATCTGAATACAGAGGAATTTCTACTCCATAAACTTTAGTCATGTTTTCGTCGAGGTAGGGTTGTATTTGTTTAAAAAGAGAAATGCTAGATGGCATTTTATCTTTTAAATAATTTTCCTTACCTAATACATAGTCCTCACAAATTTTATGAACTTTAGTGCCCCTGGACGCAGCTGACTTAGTAATCTTATCAGCTTCTTCTTTACCTACTTTTTGTCTCCATTCATAAAGTCCACTTTTATCCATGCTGTCGCCAATAACCGTGGTAACAGATGGATATTTTTTTCCTTCCGGTGTCACATAATGTCTCTTACTATCAATATATTCTTCCTTTAATTCAATTTGAGGTAAAAATTCATATTTAAATTTTTTATTCATTTGTATCTTGAATCTAGGTAGCAAAAGAAGAACCACAACCACAAGTAGTTTTTGCGTTTGGATTAGAAATTACAAAAGAAGAGCCTTGAAGCTTATCTGTTTTATAATCAATAGTAGCACCATCAAAATATTGCATGCTCATAGCATCTACAAGTAAATTTTCAATTACAAAATCGTCTTCATTCTTATCATCTTCCATCGTAAAGCCGTACTGGAACCCACTACACCCTCCCCCTTGAATAAAAGCGCGAACATATTTTGAATCTTCACCAGAGAGTATTAAATTAATTTGTGCATGCGCATTCGGAGTTACGGTTAGCATATTTGTCCTTGTAGTTTGCAATAGCAGCTTTGATCGCATCCTCTGCTAATATGGAGCAGTGTATCTTGACGGGTGGAAGCGCGAGCTCTTCAGCAATCAGTGTATTTTTAATTTCCATCGCTTGGTCAAGAGTTTTGCCTTTGACCCACTCTGTGACTAGTGAACTGCTCGCAATTGCCGATCCACAACCATATGTCTTAAAACGTGCATCAGTAATAATTCCATCTTCGTCTACCTTAATCTGAAGCTTCATAACGTCACCGCACGCAGGAGCTCCAACCATACCAGTTCCTACATCATTGTCATCTTTTGCAAAAGAACCAACATTGCGAGGGTTTTCATAATGATCGATTACTTTATTTGAGTATGCCATTATTCCCTGTTGCCAAACAATTGTAAGATAGAGACAAATATATTTATGAAATTAATGTAAAGAGAAAGAGCACTAAACCATTGTAAGCGGTTAACTTCTCCCTCTGTAACATTCCAGAACATATCACGAATACGGTTCATGTCGTATGCAGTGAGCCCAAGAAAGATTACAATGGTCAAAACGTTTAGAGTCATTTGTAATGCTGATGAAGCAAACCAAATATTAAAAAGACTAACAACGATTAGTCCGATGACTCCTGCAAACAAAAATGATCCCCAGGAAGAAATATCTCGCTTGGTAAAGTATCCCCACCCTGCTAACGCTCCAAAGCTTACCGTTGTCCCTACCAATGCCATAACAATGGAGGCTGAAGTATAAACGTGGAACAATAAACTAAGACTTAGGCCCATTGCTGCAGAGAAGGCAAAAAACCAAAGTTTAATTCCACCTGTAGTAAGATTTTCTCCCTTCCACATTAAACCCAAACTCATTACTAGAGGTAAAAAAACAATTATCCAACCCACCACGCCCGAAAAAAGAATAGGCACAAGACCCGTTGCTGCCAATAGCCCGGCTGCGACCATTGTAAGAAAAATACCCACCGTCATACGGCTTAATACCCCTGCTACAGCTGTATTAAGAGTTTGAACTGCCGATAAAGTAGTATTCATTATTGCTCCTTTAAAAAAATGAGTTTAATTGCCATCTTCGTACTGCATCTTAGCTAAAATGTAATCCTTAACCAGAGAACTTCTTACTATATCGTCTGGCGTAAATTCTATTCTTGTGAAGGCTGATATATGATGAGCTATGTTAAAGAACTTTAAAATACCACTCATATCGTTTTTCTTTTTATTCAAATCGGTTTGTCTATAATCACCACACCAAATTATTTTAGACCTATACCCCACTCGAGTCATTACCGTATCTATTTCTTCAAATGTCATATTTTGCATTTCGTCTACAATAATAATTGCATCGTCAAACGACATACCTCTAATAAATGAAGTTGAAATAAACTCTACATGATGCTGCTCTTCCAACCTATCCCATGCATCTCTTCTTTCAAACAAAATCTCGCAAATCTGTCTATAGGGCTGTTGGAAGATTTCCATCTTTTCACCAACATCACCTGGAAGATGTCCTATTTCTCGAGACTGTACTGCTGATCTAACAATAATTATTTTATTAAATGGATTTGATTTATCAAGCACTTCCTCTAGTGCTTTATAGAGTGCAATAAAAGTTTTTCCTGTGCCGGCTACTCCATGTAGAGCAACGAAATAGTCGCCGCGCTTATAAGCTTCAAAAAAAAGTTTTTGATTATTAGTTAGAGGAGTAAAAGTTTTTAGATTATCTAATTTAATTTTAAGAGTAGTTTGAGTACTAATTCTGTCAAAATTATCTGTATTGGAAGTGGAGGTTTGATTATTACTCGATCGTTTTGCCATGGGCACCTTTAAAAATCATTAATCGTACTTCTCCTGTGCTTTTTCTTCATATTTTTTAACAGATCACGAAACCCAGATGCTGGTTTAACTAAACCTAGTCTTGCTGGATCACTAAGTCCGGGAGAACCTGAAATGTAAGCCTCTAAATGAGGATTAGATTTTTTAAATTCATCTAGTTGAGAAATTCTCATTACATGTTCTGTAACTTCACCAGTATTAACATCTTTAAATGTGTATGTTGGCATTACTATCTTTTTACTTTATTCTGCTCTTTAATTTTCTCTACTAGTTTTTTTTCGTGCTCTCGTCTTTTACGCCAAAGTTTATTTGTAAGCGTGATAAGCCCGGCTTCTATTTTATTCATTATAGGGTTATTCCAAAACCATCCCATTGTCTTCTCCTAAATTTTTTCCTCATAATTTAAGATCTTTTTTACATCTTTTGTTTTAAGAATGTTATCTAAAGATCTTAATTTTTTATTATTAAAATTTGATTTGCGTCTTTTAACCTGATGTGCGCCTTCCTCAGGCTCGTATAATTTACGAAATTTTTTAAGCGTTTTACTCATAATTAAAACAGGTCTGGAAATGCTTTCTTAACAACATCTTTATTTAATCCCTTAAAGGGTAGAGTTTTATCTTTGACCGCTATAATTAAAGTAGCGTCCTTCTTATCTATACCTTCTATGAATTGAATAAAAATCATCTCTCTTTTAAACTTAGTAAGCGCTGGGTTTCCATCTTTAGTAAAAAGATAGAGCTTTCTTGCCTCAGCATAAAGCCTGCCTTCTTGATCTAGATATTCGCATGGCTTGTAAGGAGGTGCACCTTCCGGTAAATCAAAAATAATATTAGGGTCAAAAGCGTATTTTAATATTTGCTTGACTACAGGAATGCCGTTTTTCTGAAGCAGCTCAACCCTATCATTAACTGATTTAGGTTCAGCGCATTCTTTGAGTATGTTATAGATAGATTTTTTCATTAGAACTCATTTATATGTTCAATCAATACTTTCATTTTATTATTTATCATGTAATTAAATATTTTGTCTCTAGGTTTATTATCCTGGTCGTGATACTCGTCCATAATTAGATTTTTAATATTTTCCGGTATACTATCTAAATCAATTAATATTTTATTTCTTTGCCAGTTTTTACTAACTGTAGTATCATTTAATATTTCATTTTCATTTAGTTTTAAATAGTATTCAAGTTTTTTAGAACTTATTGGTTTTTGCCTTGCGCCGGAAATAATGCAATCATCGGGTGATAAGATGTTAGGAATACCATCCCCTCTATCGCCTTTAATTATAAGTTCTTTTAAATATTTTTCCGGTTCGTCAACATTAATAAACTTTTTGTTAATAGGGTCAAACTGAGAAACATTAGTATAGCAGTGAAGCTGTCTAAAGTCTTTATCTCCGGATAAAATAATAATTCTATTAGTATTAAGAAATGTGCCGTAAGTATGTACTAAAGTAGCAATAACATCATCGGCCTCGGCCCCTTCAACTTGAATTACTCTGTAGGGAAAGTACTCTTTAAGCTCGAGTTTTATTTTATTAAGAGTACTAAAGATGCTAGCCCAATCAAGCTCTGATTCGTCCCGAGATTTTTTTCTATTAGCTTTATAGTAGTAAAAGACTTCACGTCGCCACAATTTCTTATCATCACAAGCAATAACTAATTCACCATAATCAGAAAATTTCTGTTTTAATAGGCGAATAGAGTTTAAGACCATATGTCTGAATAGGCCTTCTTCTATTTTAGTATCAGTATGATTACCAATTTGAGACATAAAATTAGCAATCATAACCTGATTTAGATCAAGTAAAATCATTTTAATATATTATAGCTTTACGCTTTTTATATCTACCTCAGTATGTATCGTGCGTATGTACTGAGCTACGATATGCATGATAATCTGATGACAATCCTCTACAATTCCGTAATTATGAATTGGTACGTGAATATTAATATCACTTTTATTTTTCGTCTCCCCGCCGTAAAATCCGGTGAGGGAAGAAGTTTTTATTCCTAAAGCTTTCGCAGTAGATATTGCTTCTATAATATTTCGAGAGTTGCCGCTACTGGAAATAGCTATTAATAAATCACCACTTCTACCTTGTAGTACTAGTTGAGTGGAAAAAACTTTATCGTATCCGTAATCGTTAGCGGTAGCGGTAAGTAAAGACATATTACTATTTAACGAAATAACTCTCGGTATTAGACGAGTGTTAGAGGCTACCCCTTTCGAATGATCACAGGAGAGGTGTTCGGCAATAGCAGCAGAACCTCCGTTACCACAGACAAATATTGTTTTGTCATTTTTAACTGTATTAACAATTTCATTATAGAACAAGTCAAGAGCGTTTAGATCAATACTATCAAGTCCACTACTAAGTTGATTTAAGTAATCCTGTTTAAAATCGGTAAGAGCAAGAGCGTTAATTAGCATTTAATACAACCTCAGAGCCGTTAAATGAAAATTTAAATTTATATTCTTGTAATGAAGAGAGCTTTTGTCTAACTTTGGATTGATTTTTTTCTGGTACGTAAAACATTAGGAAGCCTCCGCCCCCGGCACCAAGAAGCTTACCACCTAATGCGCCGGCGCTAAGTGCATCTGAATAATATGAATCAATAATATCATTTGAGATGCCTTTAGTCACTTGTCGCTTAAGAGCCCAGGAGTAGTCTAGCATGCTACCTAAGTCAGATAACCTACTTGACTTTGTTAATATCTTTGTTCCGTCAAGGGCGCAGTCAGCCATTTTTTTAAGGTTATATTTTACCTTATTATCCTCAAGGGAACTTTGTGCTTGTTTTTCTAATATATCGTTAGATTTTCTTGTAATGTTGGTGTAGAAAAACATTAGATTGTCTTCTAGTTTTTTTATTCTATCGTAAGTAATATTAACAGGATTAACTACCGTTTCGTTAGAATAAAATTGAATTAGGTTAATACCTCCAAATGCAGCTGCATATTGATCCTGCTTACCGAGTTTTTCATTACATCTTTGTCTTTCAATAAAGTAAGCAGAATCGGCTAATTCATGCTTGGTAGCCGGTTGCTTAATATATTCTGAAATAGCCTTACACAGTCCAACAGTATACGTTGATGATGATCCTAGCCCGGTACCTTTAGTTGGTATGTGACAGAAAGAAGATATCTCAATGTTGTTATGTACGTTATAGTATAATAAAGTTTCTCTTATTCTATTGTGATTAAGGTAAGCAGCAGTATCTACTATTTCAATCTCGTCATAGCACGCTTTAACTCTCTGCTTAGGTGATTCATTGATAGCAATAAACATATTAATATCAATAGCAGCAGAAAGAACTGCTCCGGGTAAGTGATCGTAAAACTCTGGGAGGTCAGTGCCTCCGCCAAAAAAACTTACCCTAAGTGGTGTTTTAGTTACAATCATGGCTTATAAACAAATTTCTCTGCTGGGATTTTTCTACTACCCATGTCTTTATACTCATTATTAAGCTTATCTAAAACATCTATCCATTGTGAAGTAATTTTGTTCCAATTATATCTTGTATCTGCATAAGCCTTTACAAACCTTAAATAGGAATGTATGTCTTTATTATCTCTAATAATTTTAATTGCAGTATCTAAGGTTTGCATAAAGATGGCAACATGAGTGTTAATGTCGGCATCTGTTTGGTACATAAAAGTTAAATTACCGGATGTATCTGTTAGTCCACCTAGGTTAGGATGTACGCATAATGCCCCGGCTGACATTGCTTCAATCAAGCTCCTACTATTACATTCCATCCATATGGAAGGGTATGCAAATATATCTGCCTTTTCAACATATTCTCTAACTACTGCGTTCGGTTGAAATCCGTGGTATGTCATTTGCGGATGTTTTCTTATTTTTTCGTACAATGGTTCAAATTTATTATCTGCTTCTTCCCACCCATAAATTTTAAAGCTGGAAAAAACATGTAAATGAATATCTTTGTGGGTCTTTGCTAGTTCTTCAAAAATAGGGACTAGTAGTTCGAGCCCTCTTTGTGGGGTGGATGTATAAATTAAATTTATTGTTTCAGGATCCTTTTTAGAGAATACATCTCCGTCAAATGGTTCAATAGGGGTATCAATAACTATATGTTTTCTAGACGGAGGAATACCTAGGTAATCTTTATATCTGTTATATTGCCAGTTACCACAAAACACTATTTTGTGAAATTTATCTCTACTAGTTTCATCTTTAAGATGATTAGTTTCAGGGTCTTCTGGTAGGTCATGTAACCAATAAACTCTAATTTTATCTTCTTCAAGCTCTCTTACTCTTGAGCAAATAATTTGAAAATTGTCAGCGAGTCCTTCTGGTAATCTTTTAGCTAGCTCTCTTTTAACGCTTTCCGTACCACCTTGACTGTTTTTGCTTATTTCATTTTCTTCAAACGGCATTATTATTTCTCCTGTGATTACTGTACCATTTCCAAGCACTATCAATTATTTTTTCTATATTACTATGACTATAATTAAAGTCAGTTGCGTTAATAAACTTCGTGGGATCTGCTACTAAAAAATCTGGGTCCCCTTCTCTTGCAATATCATAAACTGCTTTTATTTTTTCACCAGTAATATTACAGAATTTTTCATATAGTTGCTTAACAGATATACCACTTTTTGTTCCTAAATTAAATATATGCGCACCGGGGTTACTGTTTAAATAATTTAAGGCAGTGAATTGTGCTTCACATACATCTAATACGTGAATATAATCTCTAACGCATGTACCGTCAATTGTTTGATATCTATTACCAAATATATTAAATTGCTCTTTTGTAGATGCGCTATTGCATAGTTTTTGTATTACGTGACCTGATTCTAAGTGATCACCAACGTCAGTATATGCTCCGGCTACATTAAAATATCTAAACGACACTGAAGGTATTTGATTGCAATTCCAAACATCTTTTAGAAGATGCTCACACATAAGTTTGCTTCTACCATATGCCGTAAAAGGTGTAGGTGTAAGATCTTCAGTGCAGGGTGTAGCTCTTGTACCGTATACAGCAGCGGTAGAAGAAAAGATGACAGGTCCCTTCCATCCCATCATTATTAGGTTATCTAATAACTTAGATGTGGCTCCGATGTTATTATTGTAGTAAAGGGAAGGCCTACGAGTGCTATGAGAAACGTCAGCCGAGGCTGCTAGATGAAATACTGCGTCTACTTTTAAGTTGCTTGCTTCATATGCAACGGAATTTTTTACTATGCTATCATGAACAAACTCATCGTAATAGTCATGAGCAGGAATATTAACGTCTGTTCCTAGTACAAAATGACCTTTTTCTTGTGCAACTTTACAAAGCACTGAACCAATGTATCCGGCGCTACCGGTTATAAGCAGTCTCAATTCGTTTCCTCAACTCAGTCGTACTAAATCCGTGATCACGATTATTAAAGTATAATTCTATATTATTATCTAGGCAGTATTGTTTAGCGGTAAAATCACGACCAATATAATCAGCACCTACAAACCTAACATTAGGTTTAATCGACCTTAGTATTTCTTCGATCTCTGCTTCGTACACATAAGGTATAACCTCGCTTATGTATCTGCATGAATTAAGTTGCACGTAGCGTTCAAACAGGCTCTGTACAGGTTTATTCTTTTCTTTTCTTTCAATTGAAGGATCAGCTTGAAGGCCTACAATTAAATAGTCACAATTCTGTTTACATTCTCCAAACATAAGATTGTGTCCGGCATGACACAAGTCAAACGCACCAAATGTTATTCCTACTTTCATAAATCAAACTCTACTGCTTTAACACTATCAAATCGAAATGATCTCCAACCTTTAGCATCTAAATCATATACCGGGCATACCTCAGGATTTGGTTCTTTGACTCGATCAGTCTTTTTTTCAAAATCTTCAGTAAGGCCTGAATTAAGAGTACAGTTCATAATACGTTCAGTACCGTCTTTTTTTGTAAATATTACTCTTGCAGGGCCAGCTTTAAGCATGTCCACAAGCCACTTTCGACCCTCGATATTATCTACTTTACTTACCATTTAATTCTCCATAAACAAAGAGAGGGGCGTTTGCCCCTCTTCTGTTACACCTTTACAAATTAAACCAAACCAGCAGCAAGGGCACGATAACCGGCTGCAATCACTTTACGTGAAGGTGTACCAAGGCGGTACTTGTTAACAACACGGCCTTTAGTATCTACATGACGGTTATTGTAAATGGGAAGACCATCTTCCATACGAAGAGTAGAAACTACTTTCGAGGGAGACGCAATGCCAAATTGAGCGGTAATTTGCTTGGAGGACATTTCACGGCCTTCGAAAAAAGCTTTACGGAGTTTTTGCTTCTGAGTAAACATATTATTTCCTTTCATGTTAAATTAAATGCCTAACTGGCCTATACAATATAATATTTACTTCAAAAAAAATCAAGCCTGGTCAGTGTCTTTAGAATTTTTCTGTACTGTGCGCTGGGCTTGTTCGGAAATAAGTTGAGACATGATCATGTGTTTACGAAAGTGCATTAAGCTTTTTTGATCAGGAAAAGGAAAAAGCGAAAGCATTCTTTTTGTAGTTTTGTTCATTTTAAAGGTACTAGTTGATTTCATTTTTGTAGCGAGTACGCCTCCTTAGTTAATTTAATCACATTACCTTTTTCGTTGCGTATAACGAAATAGGATTTACCATCAATATCTTCTTCATTGATAAGGTCACCTAAGATAAGCTCCCCATTAAGACGGTTTTTAAATTTTAAACCTCTCTTAATTAGGAACTGCGGTCGTTTAGGTTTTCTCATAGTGTAAGCCTGCTTTACAAACATAATAACTATCGATAATATCTGATACGGGGTTAGATGCGGAATTAGATAATTTTAACATTTTTCTAATATCATATCCAGTTTCGTTACGGAATGCAATTTCCATTGCAGCCTTATTAGAGTTACCTTTTCCAGTAGCTTGTTTTTTAACCACAGTAGGAGGTATGGTAGTATAAGTTATGCCTGATTTCCATAACGTAAATTTTAGTATACCGCAGTTCTCAGCTATATTAAAAACTCTACCAGTTGATGAAAAAGAGTAGTCCTCAATAAAAATATGCTCAGGGCTTTCTTCGTATATGATGTGAACTATCCATTTAGTAATATTATAATATCTTTCGATATCATTATTATACTCTTGTATCATGGTGCCGTTAAATGGTGTGATATTACCTTCTAATTTTTTATTATTAGTAAGGTAAAAAAATTTACATCCATTTACATTAAGTTCATCACCCTCAAAGAAACAACAAGCTGGGCTTGTAAGGGATAAATCAATACCTATAATCTTCATCGTCATCCATATCGCCGTCGAGGTCATCATCAACTTCTTCGTGCTCTATCTCACTACCGCAATAAGGACAAAACGAAATTGGTTCTTCAATATCAAATGCCGGCTGAACTAGAAATTCAGCTCCGCATTCGTAACAATTTAAATTATCTTTATCTGACATATTTACTCCGTCTTAAAAATAGTTACACCTGCCTTATGTAGCAAATCTAACCCGGAGGACTCTCTATAAGGTATTTTCCAGTAAACAGTTTTTATTCCTGCTTGTATAATCATTTTAGAACACTCAATACAAGGAGCATGAGTAAGAAAAAGAGTAGAACCTTCTCCTGAGCCTCCTTGCCTTGCTAGTTTAGTAATTGCATTAGCTTCAGCATGAATTACTTCTGGTTTAGTTTTTGACTTTACCCACCCTGCTGTGTCTTTATATGCTCCAAAAGTATAACCTTGACTGACCATTTCATCATAAACCAGCTCGGTATTATCTGCAATAAAGTCAATACTTTCACAACTGTTATCCATTCCTTCTGGTGTACCATTGTATCCAAAAGAAATAATATTTTTATCTTTTACTATTACTGCGCCTACTTTAAGTCTGGTTGCATAAGAAAGGGTAGCTGTTTCTTCTGCTACCCTCATAAAAAACTTAACAAACTTTTCTTTCATTAATGAAACTGACCTTCTTCTGCCCATGCTTTTTGTATTTCTTGTGCTAATTTTTCGTACATTATGCTGCCTTCCCCCATACATCGTCCCATCTACCGGATAAAGCTCCTTTTGCATAATCAGTAACTCGATTTTCAAAAAAGTTTCCATGTATAGGGGCGTTAATCATTTCTTCAACCCACAATAGTGGGTTACGTTTTACTTTAAAAATACCTTTCATACCCATCGAAATAAGTCTTCTATCCGCAATATATCTAATATATTGTTTAACTTGCTCAGGTGTTAAATTTTCCATTGGTCCTAACTTAAATGCAAGATCAATAAACTTATCTTCCAGCTCAACCATTTTCTCTGCAATGGTGTAAATTTTAGACTTAAGACTATCATTCCATACTTCTGGATTTTCATTAATAAAAGTTTTAAATAACTTGAGCATATTCTCTGTATGCATTGTCTCATCAACAATAGACCAAGTAATTATTTGACCCATACCTTTCATTTTGCCGTGCCTTGGAAAATTAAGTAGCATAATAAATGAAGAGAAAAGTTGCATGCCTTCCGTAAAGGCTGAGAATACTGCAATATGTGTTGCAGTATTTTCTTTAGTCGAATTCTTAGCCGATATATCCATTACATATTCATGTTTTTCTCTCATTTCTTGATACTCTAAAAATTCATTATACATTGTTTCTGGTAATCCAAGAGTCTCAATAAGATGGGAGTATGCTGCAACGTGTAGTGCCTCTCTTGCGGCAAAACCTAAAAGCATCATTCTTACTTCTGGTTGAGGAAAATAAGGTAAATAATTCTTAACGTACCCTCCAGCAACATCAATATCACCCTGTGTAAAAAATCTAAAAATATTAGTAAGAAAAGTTTTTTCTGACTGTGTTAATTTTTTATTCCAGTCTTTTACATCTTCGAGCATCGGCACTTCAGTATGAAGCCAGTGTGATTGTTCGTGCTTTAGCCATGCCTCATACGCCCATGGGTAATAAAATGGTTTAAAATGATCTCTGTTTTCTGAAAGATTTAAATCTATTTTTTTCATCTGCATTCCCTTAATTTGTTATTGTTTTTTATTAAAATCTTTCATCAGCTCATCATGTACAGGTCCTAAACTATCCCCTTCATATCCTATAATTGCACTTGACATTTTTGTTTTATCTGGCCAGCGCTGTAAATTAAAAAAGTACATACCTTTATTATAAGATGATAATTGATGCCATTGATCATAACGAAGAACTTCGGTACGTACATTATGTTGATTGTGATCAATATTACTCCAGACGGGTTCTTCTTCTAAGCTATCTCCACGCCTTCCTTTTCCATTACCACCTACAACAATAATTGTTTGCTCAAAAGGGTGGTAATGCTTTGAAGTATTAAAGTAAGGACTACCGATATAAAATTCTGCTTGATAGTGGTCGTGTCTGAAAATAATAACGCTAGTGCCTACATCAGTAAAATAAACTTCGGACGGGGTGGGTGATTTTCTTGGAAATCCATTATTAATGTACCAGTCAACAAATGCATCTAAATTATTCCATGTATCAGGTATAATCATTTTATCCCTCACAAGCAAGACATGCATCACCTTCTGTGAGTGCTTTGAGATCAATTTCTTTAATTACTTCTCGTTCTATCTTCTTGGCTACTTTATCAGCTTTAGCTAACTTTTCACTTCTACAATAATATAATGTTTTAAGTCCTTGTTTCCAGGCTTGAAAATGTACAGCATGTAGATATTTAATATTTACATCCGGTCTAAAAAAGAGGTTAACGGATTGCGCTTGGTCAATGTAATTTTGTCTGTCAGCTGCGTGCTCCACAACCCATCGTTGGTCAATCTCCATACTCGTTTTAAAAATGTCTTTTTGCCAATCATCGAGGAATTCCAGGTGTTGAACTGATCCGTCGTTAGCAATAATACTGGACCATACTTCTTCATACCAGCCCTCCTTATGATTTTTAGACTCTTCTTTTATAATTTTATCCAAATATCGATTCTTATTCAAGGATGATCCACTTAGGGTGTCCTGTCTATAAGCATTAGCCCGAAAAGGCTCAATAGAAGGAGAAGTATTACCCATGATGATGGATGAAGAAGCATTAGGAGCAATAGCCAACATATGACTGAAGCGTAGACCGGTACCTTTAGCGTCAGGAGCCTCTCCACGCTCAGTGCCAAGTTCTTTATTAGCCGCATCTAGTCCCTTTTTAACGTGCTTGAAAACTTTGTGATTAAGGCTTGTAGCCAGTGCAGACTCCCAGGGTATACTGCTACGCTGCAATAAAGCATGCCAGCCAAGAGCACCAACACCAATAGAACGCTCACGGGTAGCTGAGTAGCGAGCCCTACTAATAGCATCAGGAGCATTATCAATAAAATATTGAAGAACATTGTCGAGCATTTCAGCCACGTCTTTAAGAAACTTATCATCTTTTCTCCACTCATCATAGTATTCAAGGTTAAGAGAAGATAGACAGCACACAGCTGTTCTCTCTTTATCTGTAGGTAAAATAATTTCTGAACATAAATTTGATTGTCTTATTTTAAGTCCAAGTTTCTTTTGAAACTCTGGCATATTTCTATTTGATGTATCAATGAAGTGTAAGTACGGCTCACCGGTCTGCATTCTTATTTCTAAAATTCTTTGCCATAACTCTCTAGCCGATACCTTGTCTCTTACATCTCCATTGTGTGGGTCTTTTAATTCCCAGGTATCATCAATGTGAGGGTCTTGCATACACTTCTCAATCAACTCCATAAAGTCATCAGTAACATTAATACCGTGATGTAAGTTAAGTGTCCTCATATTAGGATCACCTGTTGGTTTTCTCATTTCCAAAAATATGAGAATGTCAGGGTGACTAATGTCAAGATAAGCAGCATAACTGCCACGTCTGGTGCGGCCTTGCCTGTAAGCCAAACTAGAAGCATCGTAAGTACGAAGGTGAGGCATAACGCCGACAGACTTGTCATCAGCTGAACGAATTCCAATCCCAATTCCTACACCTCCTCCTAGCATCGATAACCAATTAACTTCCGATAAACAATCGACAAGCCCTTCCGCAGAGTCGTCCAAGTAAGGGAGAAAGCATGATATAGGAAGACCACGCTTACTCCTACCAAAAGATAAAATGGGAGTACTATAAGAAAGCCAATGTCTAGAAGAATACTCATATAACCTTTGCGCATGTGCTTCGTTCGAGCTAAAAGCTTTAGATACATAAGCAAACCTCTCTTGTGGTGATTGTTCTTCTTCCTTCATGTAGCTTTCTCTAAGTCTCTTAATACCTAACTCGTCAAAAAGAGAGTCTCGAGAATAGTCTACCTTAATGCCGTGAATCAAATCAGACATACACTGCCTCTAGTTATTTTTTTCTACAAAGTCTTGAATGAGTGGGAACACATCACTGATCACTTTGGCGCATGCTTTAGCCACTTCGATATGTTCTTTTTGCGTTCCGTTGGAGGATCGTAGTTGTATATAGTGCACCCAAGATCTCAGAGAACCGTTGCAATACAGCTTTGAAACAGTATTTCCTTCTGGTAATACACTCCGGGCTTGCTCTTTGGCAATACCTTTTTCTATGGCCCAAAGGTAGGCATTTTTAGCCTCATCAATTACTTTTTTCTGTATTAGTTCCCATTGATAGGCCAGCCTCCTATGATCATCGTCTCCGTATTTTAACTCAACGGAGTTTTGTCTATTAGTTGGGTCTTGTAACCGACACTCTCTAAGAACGAAATTGAGTTCTTTAACTGGGTCACTATATCGTTGGGAGAACTCTTGAAAGGAAAATGATCTATGACGTAGGAGTTGTCTTGCAATGTCTCTTGTGGTTTCAATTTCCAAGCAGAGTGAAACCATTTCAAGGGGTGACCAATGTCTGTTTCTGACAAGGTATCGGATGAGCTTTTCAGAAGTCTCGGTATTGAACTGATTGGTTGGATTGGAAACTCTGGCGCAGAACGCGACCAGGTCTTGTGCGTCGTATAGACCTTCATCAGCAAGCCACCTTTCGGGTTTAGAATAACTAACAATTTTCACGTTCATAATATATCTATGCTTTACTCCACTGTGAGAGACGGGCTCTAGCACCCAATCCAGAAAAAATATTTTTATTAATTATTTTCATTGGATCAAGTCCAATCAGAACCATATCATTTATGTCTTTAGCCATTACATCATCTGGCCATATGACAATATTATAGCCTTTATTAATTGCTTTCTCCATTCGAGACACAATTTGTTTATTACGAGGTTCGTTATCAAAAATAAATGTCAGTTTAGAATTAGTTTGTAATGTAAGATCGGCGCCGGCCATAGCAATGGCGTTAGGTATAAACATTGAGTCGATCGGTCCTTCTAGCACAAATACTTCCTGACTAAAATCAACCGTATCTAATCCGAACACTTTAGGTTTATCTTCATCAAACATTATGGTGATATAGCGAATAGAATTAGGGTTAAACGCCCGACCCTGAATGCCAAAACAGTTACTCTCTTTGTCAATGAATGGTATCACCAGACGTGGTTCGTCAACAGCGTCTCCATTGAATTTTCCAGGCAGAACACTATTAATCCACTGTTTGAACTTCGGTGCATAGCATAGTTTATGATGGTAGATCGGAGGAATTCTCCGCTTCATTACGTACTGTTTAACCGGGTGGTCCGGTGTTAACTGACTAACCTTCTTAAGAAACTTAAGAGGAGAATCAATACGAAACTTAGGATGATGTATCTTAGTAATATCTGGTTCGGTATTAGCTGGTCGTTCCTTGTTAAGAAACTGTTCTTGAACGTATTCGTTATGAAGATTAGGATCGATCTGTTTTAGAAAGTTTCCAAACAACATCGATGCACCGCAATTGTGACAGAAGAATAAAAACTTGTCTTTCTTCTGATAGAGATACCCCCGGGCTTTATATGTGTTCTTTTGAGAATCACCACATATAGGACACCGGAAGTTATAGGACTTTTCGTTCAGCTTGGTAAACCGCTGTAAACGGTTTGACAGCAAAGAAATATATTTGTGTTCAATGAATAACATTATGTATAGTAATGATCTAGTTTAACCGTACCACAGAGTGATTATATAAAAAAGTACAGCTAAAGGCAACTAATATGTGTTAGAAGTAAGTGTTATGTTTTTATTGGATATGGAAAGCCCAGACGCATCACTAAAAGTCTTACCACCTGAATCTGTATAGAGCCCGGCACCAATAGAGCTAGATGTAACTTCAGCATTAGATGTACTGATTGTTATATTTTCTATTGTATAAGTTATTCCTCCTGCAGTTAAAGTACCGGTTATGCCCCCTGCTGTGGGGTAGGTAAAGATATTTTGATAGAAAGAAAAATAGCATTTGTTACCTGATACAGTAGCAGCTGCTACTGTAGGATATATTTCTGGAATATTATTATCCTGTCTGAATCTTACAGCCCAACTTACGGTTTTATTAGTAAATTTTATTAAAAAAGGTGAATTTTTGTATTCGGCCGATCCTCCAAAATCATGGGATCCAAATACATAATAACTACCATCATAATCCACTACTCGCCGTACAAAGCTATAACTTTTACCATTAGCAACTGCAGGGGTAAACCAGAATGTATTACTACCTGTAGGAGTGGTAATACAGTACTCTTTTTGACTAGCAGAATTTAATATAGGACCGTTTGAATATTTTATAACTACTCCGACAAAATCGCCATTATTATTAAGAAATGCAGATTCGTGATAAAGTGATCCACTATATGTTAATCTTCTTGCTGTTGGAGACGTCGCCCAACTGGTGTTTGCTATTACGTAAGCAGGATCACCGGCGTTAGGGTTATGGTAGCTTGTTATAGTGTTTCCGGATATAAATCCCCCATAAATATCAGCATTTGTTCCTCCTGAAAAAGTACTGTAAAAGGCATATTGTGGGGACGCCAGACTACCCGTTGACTCGTTTAAAACCAACCAGCCTGCATCATTACCGCCATTTTGAGCAAACCAAACTGTATTAGAATTTGAATTAAAAATAACAGATTTTTGATAGGATGAAGGAGCATCTGTGGATCCTGAGACACTATAATCCTCTGAATCATACAATTTTTTCCACACTATATTACCATCACTTGTCAAAAGAGCTAACATTATAATGTTATATTCAGGGGAATCAACACCTATTGGAATAAACAACTTTCCATTACCTATACTCATACTCCCAGTATAATAAGAAAGCAATCCAGATACATTTATATCTTTTGCCCAAACCACTGATTGTGTATCTAAATTATATTTAAAAATAGCTAATGAGCGGTTTGAACCGTAACGCAGAGCACCATAGCAGAAATTAACTCCTGAGTCTACTTCAAACTCACCGGCTTGAATCTGAGCATTACTATCACTAATATTAAAATTAGAGAAACGCTGTGGATCAGCTTGTGTAAGAAAATAAAGTACGAGATCGGCCACCCTGCTAGCGGCAGCCACTGTAGCTCTAATCGTAACGGAAGTATTAACCTGAGCAGTATTAGGCGTTCCCGTAATAGAACTGCCCGAAATGCTTAAGTTAGCTGGAAGAGAGCCTGATTGAACTGAGTAGGTTATTCCTCTACCTGATGCACTGGTTGCAGAAAGAGAGATTGTATTAGCTGTGCCAGTAAAAAGAGAATAAGCAGTACCGTTTGCTGGTGATGACCAAGTAACTGCGTCCTTATTATAAGTGATACTAAATGATCTTGTAGTCTCTTGATTTTGTGAATCTATCGCATCTACATAAAATGTATACGTAGTAGTAGGATCTGTAGCAGGCACTGTACCTGAAATATATCCATTAGATGCAAGGGTAAGCCCGGAGGGCAGCGAGTTACCAGCGGCCATCGCATACGTAACAGAGCCATCACCAGTAGCCGAAAGGCTTACGTTAAATGTATTTGCTTCGTACGGGGATCCAACAGAACCAGAAGAAGTAGACCAGACAGGAGCATTAGAATAAGTGATGCCGGGGACAGAGATTGCTGTTGCACCATCGACATTAACAACATACAGTGAATAATTAGATGCTGCTTTCGCTGGTGCTACAAACGTTAATGTGTTTGCATCAATAAAAGAAACTACTCCAACAACAGCACCATCAATATAAACAGTACTTGTATTTTTAAATCCTGAACCGTTTATAGTTATAGTTTGACCACCAGCCGGTAGTGCAGCTGTATCATCACCGGCATATGTTATGGTTGTAATCTTTGGACCAACACCCTGGGTAATTGTACTTACAAGATTAGCCTCAAGCCCGGTAGCTGGAATAGTGGTTAATGGTGATGGCATTAAAACAGCCTTTCTATTCTAATGTGTGCAATTATATATCCAGCCACGGCTGCGGCTCCTAAAAGCATCCACCTCCATTTTTCAACAATAGACAGTCTATTATCCATTGTGGAGAATTTTTTTAGTAATATTTCATGCTGCTCTTTTTGCTCCTGGCGCATTTCTTTAACGTCAGAAGCAATATTCTTAACCTCGTTTTCTAACACGGCTATCCTCGAAGAAGTTTTATCGAACATTTCAATATCGTGCATATAATTTTTTTAAACAGCCACCCTTCTTATGGCGCGTGTGTAGAGGGAGTTATTAGCAAAAACCCCATTTAATCTGCCAAGCGGAAAGCTAATGGCATATGCTACCGAATCTTCCTTTGTAGTTGACCAGTACTGACTACTCTCAAATTTTTGAGCCCCGGAAGTTTGAAATGCTGCTACAGAAGTTGTATCGTAATAACTACTACTATTTAACGTTGCTGCAGATGGAACTCTTGCATAGGGGTTTCGATTAGATACCCCGTATCCTGCATAAGACGGCACAAACCAATCTCCGTAGGACGACGATCTCCCAGGGCTAAGATGGTAGGCAATAATATCAAATTCCATAATAGATGGTATATACCAATCAGTATATCCGTTTATATTGAGACTTCTAGCCCACTGAAAAGCCGGCCACGTGCTGTTGTTATTATTATGAGTAGCGTTATACCCATCGTAATATAATGGGCCAGCTACTCGAGATTGTCCGATAGGGACTGTATTATTCATCGGACCTAAAACTTGCTGTGATTCACCAGATGCTTTTGGTGCTACTAATAGGTAATACTGAACACCCGTATCTTCATAATAAATTTGCCCGGCATAGTAACCACCTTGATAAAATTGACCTATAGTAGAAGGTGCTGGATCGATGATTGCAAAATAAAGAGTTCTATCCGCAAAGCGATTAGTTCCGTTAGCTGTAGCTCTTATTACGACCGAAGTGTTGGCCTGAACAGAATTTGGTGTGCCTGTAACGCTGTTGTTCGAGATAGAAACGTTTGCTGGAAGAGATCCAGATTGTACTGTATAAGTTATAGATTTACCAGCAGCGCTGTTAGCTGTGAGTGTGAAGTTATTAGCCACTGACATATCCCAGGCATAAGCAGCACCGTTTGCTGGGGACGACCATATCACCTCATCTTTTGTATATGTGACACTAAACGATCTTGATGTTTCTTGATTTTGATCGTCAACAGCATCAACGTAAAATGTATATGTTGTAGAAGGGTCTGTTGCAGGTATAGTGCCGCTTAACAATCCATTTGCTGCAAGCGTTAGTCCGGTCGGTAAAGTATTTCCAGCTGCCATTGCATAAGAAACAGAACCGTCACCTGTAGCAGAAAGGTTTATACTGAAAGCTGTAGTTTCATATGGAGTACCAATAGAACCTGATGATGTTGACCAGACAGGCGCATTAGAAAAAGAAACTCCCGGAACAGCAATGGCTGTAGCGCCGTCAGGGTTTACAACGTATAACGAATAATTAGATGCTACTTTAGCTGGTGTAACAAATGTCAGAGTATTAGCATTAACATATGATACTACTCCAACCTGGGCACCATCAACATACACAGCACTTGTCAATAAAAAATTAGACCCATTTATGGTAATAGTTTGACCACCGGCTGGCAAGGCCGCTGTATCATCCCCTGGATAAGAAATAGAAATAATTCTAGGTATCCCGCCACCAGACTGAATTTGCTGGACAACGTTTGATTCTAGACCTGAAATAGGGATAGTAGTTAATGCCATTTAGACCGCCGATAGAACGTTTATGGTAGCATTAATATAGGTATTTAATTGCTCTTTTTCTTGAAGCTCTTCTGCGTTCATTGTAATTGCAGTAGATAGATCAAGACCGGCCAGAAGTTCTTTATACTCTTCCGACGACAGTCTACCCTCGTCATAATCTTTAGCATACTCTGTTAAGTAGGCTTTAATTTCATTTAATGTCATCTTGGTTTAGCCCCTATTACTTTTTGTATTGTTTCAGCATTTGAATATATTTGTTTCATTTTAGCTTTACAGTAAGCCTCACCAACCTTTTCATTCTTTTCATAATGATCAAATGCACCTTTTACAAGTGTGCTCAGGTCTGCAGTAAGCTTTGTTGAATCTTTATTATCAGGTAAATGTTGGCTAAAGTTTTTAGCTTCAACCGATATAAAATACATTCCTTCTAAATCAGATTGTATTTGTTTTTTGTTGGTGCAATTTGGTTCGGCCAAATATGCCATTGTTCTAATTTTATTTACTAATGCATACTCAACATTATCATATGGTGCGAGAAAATAAGACTCATATAACTTAGTTAGTAATGGAGCACACCCGGTTAGTAATAAAACAACTGGAATCAATAAAAGTTTTTTCATACTAACCTAAAGACCATATTTGTGAGGTGCCAGTATTTCCGCCCCCTCCAGTAGATGGAAACTCACTATCTAATAATGCATGGAACGGTGCATGCGTTAACCCTATTAGTCCTCCGGCTGCCACATACGTAATATAAGAGGCATTTTCTGGGGCGTCTTGATCTGATAGTGTTAGGGCCCCGCCCCCGCCAGCAACAATAACACTTGCATATGTATGATCAGGGTCAAGAGACGGTCTAAATGTATTGGCTGATAACCCTATCTGTCCTCCGCCTGGTACGTAAGTTAAGTAGGAGGCATTTTCCGGTGCATCTTGATCAGATAACTCAAGTGCGCCACCACCACCGGCGGCTATTAAGGCAGCGTAGGTAAAGTCCGGATCTAGACTTAGCTTGAAGGTATTACCAGACAAGGCAATACCTCCCCCACCAACAGCATAGACCTGAAAACTATCTAAGTGTGGGTCAGCACCGTCAAAATCCCCTACATTTATGGGCATTACGCAACCTTAATTAAGAAACTATCAGTGTAGGTGTTACCGTACTGACTAACACCTATAAACATATTAATATTCATATATGTGGTATTAGTTCCACTTTCGTTTACTGTTACCTGCTGTCTATTTGTTGCTACTGAAGAACAATACGATGTGGGACCAGATAAGGACTTGTAAATACCTTTAAGTCGTCCTCCAGGGTTAAAGCTCATCCCGTAAATAGAATATACAATAGGTACTGCAGGTGGTGTTAAGGCGCCTGAAGATGTATCTACCGCTGGAGCATAATGTACCGCGCGGTACGTGCTTGGATAAGAGCCGTATATATTATAACTATAGTATCCAACACTATGATTAATAGAATGAAACAGCATGTTTGGAGAATTATATAATCCTGAACCAGCAGGTGCCGTAATATTAGGATATTTAATTCTTACTGCAGTAGGTGAAGTATACATTGGAGCAATTTGATTTGCATATCCATAATAAATTGGGCTGCCAGAGATAGGGTCCACTGCGTTATATGAGTTGTTGGACCAGCTAGTAGCGTGTACGCTGTCCCATCCAACGTACTTATGAAAAGATATGTTAGCTGCTGAAGGTGTTCCACCGTTTACGGTCATTACTCTTTGCCAGCCAAAAATACTTTGAGGGTACATCCAGCGATTGAATTGAAATCCAACTACAGGAGGATTATCATCATAACTATCTTCCCATCCTTGAGTAGTTCTTTTTCCGGAATACACCATACCGCATCCACGGTTTAAAATAATAATATAATCGCTTGTCGCTGCAACATAAAATAAATTAGCGTTCTCACCAATTGAGTTTGTATAGCTGCCACCCCATGTCATATGAGACACATTAAAACAAGTATGATAAGCAGGATTGCTTTGATAAGAAGGATTAGACCAAGAATTATTAACATCAGTTAATAAGCTGCTTGTTGTACCTATGCCTGAACTATAGTTACCACCGTAAGATCCAGACCCCCATACCGCAGTATTACTTACACCGGTGTAAAAAGCCAGGTGAGGGTAGGAGTTAAACGATGAACCAAAAGAATAAGAGGGGTTAGTTCTAATTGTAAACATATGATACGGATATTGATTTTTTCCAGTATCAGTGTATAAATTTAAAGAGTAGGGGTAGCTACCGGAAGCCCCGGAAGAATTGTAAGTGTTTCCAATCAGATTATATGAGGTGTTGGATTCATCAACAGTCCAGCCTCCGGCTGATGTATTTGAAATCACAGTAATCATCTGATTGGATTCCATTGTTCCGGAAGGACCAGATATAACGTTACATGTTGGGGTTGTTCCGGCATTAGCAGTAGCAATTGTTCTAACTGCTCGCATAAAATTAATAGCATAGTTACGGTAGTCCGTATTTGAGCCAAGTCCTGCGTCGATGGTTGCAAACATGTTTATATTTCTCCGTTAATCTGCGTTTAAAGCTAAACTGAATGAGTTATTTGCTGGTAATATTACTTTTATTTTACTATCTTTATCTGTATATGTTCTATAAGCTTCTATTGTGCGCGTAGAAGTTCTACTTACACCATATACGTAATGATTAGTATTTCCACCAAGTTCGTGATATACAAACACAGGATTTTCAATAGTAATTTGAGACCCGTTTGCTGCTACCATAGGTGTGGATGGTAAAGCCGTACTAATTAATGTTAAATTAGCACCGTTTGATGATTGGGTAAAGTAAGCTCCGTTTGCTGCTGGTAGCGCTACTCCAAAAGCAGAATTAGCATTACTAAACACGTTAGAGATTTGATCAAAGCCAGCCATTAGAACTGAGTCTGTGAATTCTCTTGTAAGCCCGGTGTGACTAATATCACACAGCGTTACTGATTTTGCAGCGTTGCCCGAATAGGTAGGTGTATCCATATGGAATGTTTCGGCGCCTGCTATAATGTAAAACGTTATCCCTGCTGTTGCGGATTGAGGTGCCATTGGCGAGGAAGAAGTACCAGTATTTGGAAACGACCTCGTATGGTCAGTATTAGCAAATGTATCGTTCGCTGCAGTATAATTTCCTGACGCTGTAATTGACGTCCAATTATTACCGGAAAAATTTATTCTAAAATAATAGGTCTTGCCGGTGTAGTCATTATGGTTTTTAGAGAACGCCATCGCTGAAGAGTTAACCACGGCATATGTATTAGAAGGGAAGGAACCGTATACCAGAGTAGAGGTTTTATTACAATTGACCCCGAAGTCATTTGCTGTTGCAATACTTCCAGACAATATAGAAACAATATCGCTCTTTATAGTAGTTAGTGTTGCGTTAGGATGGGAAACGTATTTTACAAACATTTAAGGTCTCCGGTTATTCTGCAGAATTAATTTCGTATAAAAACGAAAAATTATTCGAGGAAATTTCTTCTTTTAAAAAAAGTACTGTATTATTTGATTCACTATCAATAATAACACAATGGGACTTGTTAAAGTCACCATTTACCACCATTAAAAGCTCTTCCGTTGCAACTGCAATAGATGAGGTGTTTGCGGGCACGTTGCCAGTATACGAATAAACGTAAGCTTGAGTAGGAGGATTGTGTCCCCATCCCATATCCTGGAAAAAGAACTTTTCAGCGTTTGCTTTTAGCATTTTTTTTATTCCTTTAATAAATGTATTATTACTTATGTAGCCGTATACTGAAGAGAAACAGTTAAGTCAGTAGCTGTTCCATTGGTTATATCAAGCGACAGATAGTCACTAGTCGTAAGTGATATATTGGCTGTCGCCGGTGTTATTTTATAGTTACCATTAGTTATGGAGCTTGTAGCTGCTGTAGTACCGTTTTTCTTTAAAACAAATGTTACAGACCCAGAGGCTGCAACACCAATGCTTGCGTAAATCTTACTAATATTTATAGAAAATGGTGGGTACCATCTTGCTGTTCCTGTATAAGTTGCAGCAACCTCTCCAGTTTGCTGCACTGTAATAAAGCGTGGGGCACTTATTGAAGTAGACACTCCATTGGCTGTTGTCTGCAGTGTGTTATTTGCAACTGTTAGAGTAACATCACCAATAGTAATTGTATTACCAGAAAGATACAGATCTTTAAATCTCATATTAGAGGTTCCAAGATCGTAGCTAATATTGGCATTAGGAACAATACTACCTCCAACTGTAAGAGTGTTGGAAGTTTTATTAAAGGTTAGTGCTGCCGAACTGTTAGCTGATCCACTATCATTAAATAAAACCTGAGTATTTGATCCTCCGGTAGGCCCTGTTTCACCCTTATCACCTTTTGATCCTGCCGCACCAGCATCGCCCTTATCGCCTTTGTCTCCGTTTACACCGATAGTTCCATCTACACCCTTATCACCTTTAGATCCTACTTCACCCTTATCACCTTTTGATCCTGACGAGCCGGTATCACCTTTAGCACCACCTGCAATAACAGTTACATCAATTGCAGCATTGTTAGAGGGTGCAGCAGAAAATGTAATTGTGTTTCCAGAGACAGAGTATGCAGACTTAAGCTGGGCAACACCGTCAATAATGACAATTGTATGATCTTCATCAATTGGTGTTACTGATAATGTGTAAGCGGTAGCCGATCCATTACCGGTAAACGTGTCTAATGTAACATCAAATGTATTGTATGGGCCGGTATCACCCTTTGTACCTATCTCACCTTTATCGCCTTTATCGCCTTTTGATCCAGCTGTACCAGTATCACCTTTTGACCCTGCCGCCCCAGCATCGCCCTTATCGCCTTTGTCACCGGTAGTACCTATCTCGCCTTTATCACCCTTCGATCCTGCTGTACCGGTATCTCCTTTTTGTCCTTTGGCGCCGCCGGCAAAAGTAGATACTTCAATATTATATCCGTTGGCCGGCGCTGAACTAAATGTTAAAGTATTACCTGATACTGAGTAAGCAGTCTTTAACTGAGCAACACCCTCGATAATTACTACCGTATGATTTTCATCTATTGGTGATGATGTTAGTGTATATGAGGTAGCCGATCCATTACCGGTAAATGTATCTAATGTAACATCAAATGTATTGTAAGGACCGGTATCACCTTTTGTGCCTATCTCACCTTTATCGCCTTTTGAACCAGTATCCCCTTTTTGTCCTTTAGCACCACCGGTAAAAGTAGTTACTTCAATGGCTGCATTATTTGAAGGAGCAGATCCAAACGTTATTGTATTGCCGGAAATATCATAAGACGTTCTTAGTTGAGCAACACCATCAATAACTACTACAGTGTGGTCTTCATTTACAGGAGTAACCGCAAGTGTAAATGAGTTTGCTGATCCATTGCCAGTAAATATGTCTGTTGATACGTCAAAATAATTAACAGGACCTATTTCGCCTTTATCGCCTTTAGTGCCGGTGCCAGTATCACCTTTTTGACCTGTATCACCTTTATCCCCTTTAGAGCCGGTATCTCCTTTGTCTCCATTTGAGCCAATTATACCGTCAATACCTTTATCACCTTTTGATCCTGTATCGCCTTTATCGCCTTTAGATCCTGTATCGCCTTTATCGCCGTTTACACCTATAGTACCATCAACGCCTTTGTCACCTTTGCTACCTTTATCACCAACATCACCGGTTCGAGCAAATGTAATAATTATGTCAGTGTTATCAGACATCGTCGTAACACCAGACAGGTAGCTTACGGGAACCTCAAAATAGGTAGAATGATGTAGATGTGATCCTGTAATAGAATACAGAACAAAGTTAGCAGTATTTGACTTTTCAGTTACTGTAAAGTGACCTTTAATAGCTGATGTAGAATCATCTATTGTCTGCAGGTAAGAATAAACGTTTGCCGAGAGATCATCAAGATTGTTAATGAAGAGCTTGGTAGCTGATGTGAGAGTGGTATTATTAAATGCTAATAAACCTGTTCCAGGATCGGTATTTGCCGTTCCTGTATCATAGGTATAGTCAAAAGCGGCTCCGCCAAAGTTCCCTGTCTCACCTTTTGAGCCAGTATCACCTTTTGATCCGGTATCACCCTTATCACCTTTGGAGCCGGTAGCACCGGTATCGCCTTTATCACCAGTTACACCTACTTCACCTTTATCACCTTTGGAACCTGTGGTACCGGTAGCCCCAGTATCACCTTTTTGACCGGTTTCACCCTTATCACCGGTAGCGCCAGTATTACCTTTATCGCCTTTATCACCAATTTCACCTTTGGGACCAACATCACCTTTGATCCCTTGATCACCTTTTTGGCCTTTGTCTCCAGTAACACCAACCTCACCTTTTTGTCCTTTAAGACTTGAAAAGGTGTTAGCCTGAATTGCAAACTCGTTAATCTGTGTAAGTGCCATTTTTTTCTTTTAGGTTAGGTGTTAATACTTTTAATATTTATATTTGTTGTTAGAACGTAATAGTTTTTTCATTAGTACGGACCTCTGCTTCCTTTCCAAAACTTAAACTCATCAATGTAAGCATTTAGACTTAGGGACCCAGATCTAGGAGCTAACATCAAACTATATCCAGAAGAAGGTGATGTTGCGCTGGACATATTATATGTTGTTATGAGTGAATTATTTTTATAAATTTTTACTTGAAAAGTACCAGAATTATTTTCGTAAACCAACGCTAGTTTTTGCCATTGATTCAAAGTCAATAATCCATTATCTGACTGACTTCCGGAGCCGTTTACGGCTAAAAATAAAGCACCATTATTGTTATAATCTACTGTCCATCCCAGTTCTCCTGGTTCATTGTATCTACCAATAATAGCACACCTGGAGGCTGCTGGCGACATTGGATAAATTTGCATTTCAAATGCGCCTGAAATAATATTAGTGCCTTTGTTTACTCCCAAATCCCAATCGGAAGAATTTGTGCCTCCAAAAGATATATTTTTATTTGTTCCGTTAATTAAAATACTGTAGCTACCTGTATTGACTTGATTTTGTGATCTCGAAACCCCAGAAATACTCAATGATAGCGGCGATGAAGAAGAATCTACTAATGGTTCTTCCTCACCTTTCAAATATATGTCTGGTGCAGCTATTGCTGTTACAGTAAAGCTAAACGTTCTTGGTGAATCTTGTAATTCATTATCGGTTGCTAAAACCGTAAAAGAGTAAGAAGTATCAGAAGCTACGTCTGTATTACCACTAAACAGTCCATTGGCAGCAAGAGAAGAGTTTGCGGGCAGAGATGAGCCAGCCTGGAGAGAATATGATGCTGCTCCGGTTGCTGTTAACTGATAAGAATAAGCTGTTTTAGTTGCAACATTAGCAAGAGCAGAAGCAGTTACCCAACTAGGGCTTGCAGAGTATGTAATTCCATTTACTCTTGTAGCAGTACCTCCGTCCGGATTTACTACGTATGCGTTGTAGGTTGCTGCAGACTTGGCTTGCGCAACTACTCTAAGTTGCGTTGATGAGACAAACGTCACCGATGATGCTGATGTCGTATCAAGCAACACGGAGCAACCAGTAACAAACCCAGTACCATTAATTAAGAGGTATCCCCCTCCCACATCAACGGCCGTATCGTCCAGTACTGACCAAGAGGAGTTAGCAATTTGAACATTAGCTATTTTTGGGCCCCCGAGTGCAACCGTACTCGATATTTTCTCAGATGTAATCGTATTAGCTGCTAGATTATCAGCTGTAATTAAGGTAGGCATTATTTACTCTTTGGCTTTTGGTTCGTAGTAGTCTTTATATTTAATAATAATGGCTCTTTGAGATGCTATAAAATTACGAAGCTCGGCCATATTAATTGCTAACTCTTCATACCCTTCGTCTGTGAGACCAAAAAGAACTAAGTCTACTTTTTTCTCTTTTAGTTCGGCAAACACCTTATCGGCGTTCTCAGGAGTAATCAATATCCACTTTGGTG